CTAGATGGCAACATCGGCTAGATTGAGCGATGAACAGCATAATGGATTTGCCCCTATATTTCCAGACACTGTTTGGGTCCACCACATATTGCAATTTTTACTCTCACGTAAAATATAGTCCACTGGCGTCATTAGTTCGAGTGATTTATGTGGCCTTTTGCTGTTATACAGCACCAGATATTCAGCCATTCTTTGATTAAACAAATTCAGGTCTTCAAAAAGCAACAATTCATTGAATTCAATAAATTGTTCTCTAAGTGTCCAGTTAAATCGCTCACAGGACGCATTCATTTTCGGTGTGTACGGATAGGTCCAGATGTGTTTAATCGAGGCTTCCTGCAACGTTTTATCAAAGTTTCCAAGGAATTCTTTACCGTTGTCAGTGACAACCTGTTTGATAGCAACAGGAAAGAGCTTTGTGGCCTTGCTGAAGAAATGGCTGGTGATATCGCTGTTGAGTGAAGGAACTGCCAGGGCTATGGCATAGTCGCTGTGCTTGTCGATCATGGTAATGATATAGCGGCGCAGATCCCCCATCTGAGTTCAATCGCGTCCATCCCTATGAGTTCGCCTGTTTTTACCGGGCGGTACTGTTTAGGCCTTCTGGGCTTCACAGAGCGTTTTTTTTATCAACCTGACTTTGCCTCTGGCACTGAAGCGAACGGGGACCATCCGCATTTCATCGTGAGCTCCGGCAATGATCCTTCCAATGGTTGACGTGCTGGGACAGGTAAAATGCCTCAGTTCACACCATGCCTTCAGCCTGACAAAAATCTGCTCTTTGCCGAGATTGGGTAGCTCAGTTCTCAGACGCCTGATTTCCCTGAGCACATCAGGGTGCCAGTGCCTTGAACGGCGAACCAGGGGGGCTTTGCTTCTTGGAATAAGCGCCTGAGGACCACCGGTGCGAAGCAACTGGCGCTACCAGTAGAGCGTTCGTGTTGATACGCCAAAAGCATCAGCTGCGGCACGGATACCATGCTTATCCCAGAAGTTCAGGGCCTTCATTCTTAACTTCGCAATCTCGGGCATAAGAGAGTGTTTCATCACATAAGCAGTTGCTCGGTAATACCCAAAATAGCCTACTCCGACATGTTGCATCAACATCAGGTAACCCCCTTATTAACCCTGAGCTATTTGCAATATCTGTGTGAACTTACACATACTCTGCTTGTCTGAGGTATCGGCTCACCATAACCGCCCAGCCTGATGTTATCAGCGTGTAGCGGCTTGTTTTTCTCTTTGATAAAATTGATTCGCAAATGATTAAAACATCAACTGGTGAAAATATGAGTAAGTACTCAGACCTTTTACAGGTAATCAAGTCACGGGTTTGCCAAAATAACAACTTCCCCCAAACATTACTGGCAGACTCACACAGTTACAGAGCCAGGCAGGTTTGGTACCGAATAGGACAAATATTCACTCTTGAATGTATTCTCGATGAGTACAGGAAACATTTTTCATCGGATTATTATTATCTTGATAACGATAAGGCTCTTCATCACCTTATCTTCGAAATGACCAAGTGGAAACCTGAAGAGATTAGAAGACTCTCGCTAAACGACTGTCTCTTTATCATTGCCAGTCAACTAAAGCCCAGTTATATGTCAGAAGATGCTGCCGCTGTCCTGGCGTCACTCAATCTGCCGACTGGCCACTATCCTGTTGAGGATTTTCCACAAGAGGACTGGGATCCCAGGGAAAACTCAGCATTCCTTCAAAGCTACCAGTAGCGACTCGCCCAATCTCCGCAGAGATCTGACTCAACCGCTCCTCAAGAGCGGCTTTTTCTGCTATCAGACGGTTGAAGTGGGCAAGATAGATTTTCTGTTGCCCAAGCCAGTCTTCAAGCTGTTGAGTGGTCATGCCCGGGTTAAAAAAATATGGTTGCTGCATAGCTTCCCCTAGATAAGTTACGCATTGTGATCGGGATTCGCTTCAGACGCTGGCCCCTCTGCCGTTCTGGTGCTGGTTGACGGAATCGAACCGCTGACATCCTGCTTACAAGGCAGGCGCTCTACCTTCTGAGCTAAACCAGCAATCTGGTTCAGGGCTCTGCGCAGAGGGCTTTAACGTATCGTGCAGCACGTCTCTACCCAAGAGCCCTGACCGGAGTGCAGAAATGACAAAGCCCAAGGGGGTTAGCCTTGGGCCTTTAATTTATTTCATGCTGCTCAGTTCGCTTTAACGTCCCGAGCCTATCACAATTCAAGCAGTTTCTGGCTCACTTTGCAAGTAAAATCTGTCGCCATTTGTGCCGAATGCGTCACACATTGGTGCGTACAGCATCGATTCTGCCAAACTAAGCCACGTATCAACTCTGCGTCTACAGGTCATAAAGCACCAGTCGGGATGCTTTTCATAGAGCTCTTCCGCTATGCGGCGTTTGCTCTTCCGTAACCGGTAATGCTCCACCAGCAGGTGATACAGCTCTTTGTGACCACCTGTAATAAGGACTGCCCCCAGTACCTTATCAATCAGCAGTCCTTCATCGTCTGTACAGAAGGCCAGGCCGCTTTTGTTTTTCCCCGCGAGTATTTCACGAAAAAACGCCTCAAGCTCTGGCTTCGAGATGCCAGACTTCTTCATCCGGCGTAATGCTTCGTTGATGGCTGTTTTAGTGACTTTCCCGGAAGCCAGTAACTGGTTAAACATATTGCCGCCACTACCGCCGCCGATGTAAGACCAGCGGCCCCACATGCGCAGCTTCCCTTGAATCCAGATGGCCTCCAGCGTTTTCAGCCTGACCATTTCACCAGCTTTTCCAACCTCGGACGGGTTAATCATTATGCGTTCTCCACTATGCCAGCACGCCAATTGCCAGCGAACGATCCAGAAATCGAAACAGCAGCTCCAGCTGTGAGCCGTGCTTCTCCTCAAATGCCACGGTGTCAGCGTGCAACTCGTCGTGATGCGCTCTGCAAAGCGGCAACACAAACAGGTCATGCGCTTTTGTTCCCATTCCACCTTGTCCGTGGCCTATCAGGTGATGGGGATCATCTGCTTGTTTGTTACAGCAGACACACTGCTGAGACTTAACCCAGCGCGTCCAGCTCTCGTTTACCCAGCGGCGGCGCTTTGGTCGCAGCATGAATGATTCCGGCGTTTCAGGATCTACGCGAAGACCGAGAATCTTTTTCTGCACCACTTCGCTCGCCGCTGGCTCCGGCACAATATCGCTCTCCTTCATCACCGGTTGATGCTTTATTTCCGGCAATCTCAAGGCTTTCCGGGCCAGCGATTCAGGGATGACGTGCGCCAGATTGTTTATGACCAGCCACCAGCACAACTCGGGGATCGTCAGTTGATGGTCTTCGTTGAACCCCAGCTGTGAGCGGATGACCGTTATCAGCCAGGATACCAGGTTCTCACGCGCAATGCCTGCCAGCGTCTCTGTGTACTGATCACGTACCAGGTTATCGCAGGCCCAGCAAAGGCGGATGCTGCCAGGCTCATGCCGGAACAGCGTAAAATTTTCGCTGTGCCATGAGCCGTGGGGATACTGGCATTCAAAACGACGCTCCAGCTCGGCCTCCAGCGAGCTGATACCACCCGCGCGCAGAATGACATCTTTGTTTTCGAATACTGGCTTCAAAACCGGGTCTTCTGCCAGTGGCTGCGTGGCGGGAGGGATAGCGCCGGTTGCGTAGTCACTGTATTTTTCCGGTGCAGGCTCAATCAGTACCCGCCCTCTCCTGAACATCGGCATGAGATCAGCGCCTGGGCGAAGAAGAACAACGCCCATGCGTGGGGCAATCTCAGGGGTTAGTAGTGCTCTCATATCATCTCCACGTCAGGCAGCTGCACGAAAACGTCGGATGGTGATTTCTACTTTCCCTTTCTTCACGATGTTCCCCCACTCCACCAGCATGCGCTTAACCTGACTGTCGTCTTCCCAGACGCCTGTTAGAGTCAGGGCATCGAACAGCGCTTTGTTGTAGTTATCGATATCCCGACGGCGCTGATCCGGCGGATACAACACTATGTGAACCTCAGCCAGATCAGAGGATGGCCGGGGAACGGCCTGCAGTTGCTCAATAATCGCCGCTCTCGCTGCCTGCTGGAACTTGCGCCCTGTCTCGCTTACCAGATGCCTGCCTTTCAGCGGTCCCTTGCTCGGAGCACGCCAGTAACTATTTACGCTCGGTGGAAATGGTAAAGTCAGTTTCATTTAGCCCCCTTAAAGGATCGCGACAACGTCTTTTGCGACTTCCCGCGTACTGCTTTTGCAGGAGATCGAACGGCGCGCGTTGATGAATTGCAGGTTAAAACCATGCTCCCGGTACAGGTCGAGAACCTTCGGTGCAGATGAGTTAGAAATCACTACCCTAGCGCCACGGTGAAAGGCAGATACGCATTGCTTCGCCAGGTCCACCTGGTTCTCCCAGCTAAAACCACCAGCGGCGTAGGCGGTGAATCCGGTTGTTCCCGGCATCGGTTCGTAAGGCGGATCGCAGTAAACCACATCCCCTTTCCCTGCCAGGCTGATAGTTCGGCGATAGTCAGCGGCCATGAATACGCAGTTATGCGCCATAGCCGCGAAGGCTTTCATCTCATCCATCGGGTAATACGGGGCCTTGTAGCCTCCCCAGCCCACATTGAACTTGTTCGCCTGGTTGTAGCGCATCAGGCCATTGAAGCAATGCCGGTTGAGATACAGGAATGCAGCTGCGCGTTCAGTAGCATCCAGCGTCTGAGCGTTGAACTCGGAACGGATCAGCTCATAGCCCTCTGGTGACCGCATGTGCTCAAACATCCAGCGGGCCTTCAATTCCACTTCATCCGGTACCACCGCTAACATCTGATACAGATTAATCAGGTCCGGGTTAACGTCCGCCAGCAGGTAATCTGCGTGCTTATCGCTGTTCAGGAATACCGACCCACCACCAACGAATGGCTCTATCAGGCGTTTCCCTACCGGGATATGCACGAACAGGTCAGCCAGCTGGGTATACTTTCCACCAGCCCATTTGAGAAATGGCTTGCTCATGAACGGAACCCCGCTGGCACTGAATAATCCACGTCGGAATAACTGGACTTGAACGCCGTGTCTTGTTTAACCCACTTGCCACCAGTCCAGGCTGGGCGTCCGGCTGCTTCCCATTTTTTGGCCTTGTCGAAATACTCGACGCAGTTCTCGGGAGCAAACAGCGTTTTGGGCCGCAGGTAGTCGCTCATCTTCGGGTCCTGCGCCCATTTCGCGTTCAGGTAGTCAACCACCAGCATCAGGTCTTCAGGGCTGTAATCTTCGGCCAGCCGTCCCCGGATATAACCCAGCGTCGTTTTGGTTCGTCCCCCCTTGCCATAGGTCGAATTAGTTACTCGATTAAAATGATCCAGAACGAGTGCAGCCGGATCGGTATGGTCTGGTTGCAGCGCAACCGGACAAGAGTCTTTACCTGTAATCTCTGTAGTACTCTCTGTTGTATTCTCTGTAAGATCATCGTGCCAATTTGACCTGATGACAGCGGTTCGTTTTGACCTGGTGGAGCGTTTCACATTGACCTCTTCCATCGTGTCATTTTGAACTGATGGAACGGCGCATTTTGACTTCTTCGATTTGATCACTTTGACCTCATCTAAAAGCTCGCTCTCGTAGTTGATCGTGTAGTAGTTCGTCATGTCACGCTGCGACTTGTTAAGCTGCTCAACTTTAAGCACGCCCAGGCTCTTCAGCCGGGTGAAGGTGCGCTTCAGAGTGGACTCAGACCAGAACGGGAATTGTTCCAGCCATTGCTCTGTTGTGTTGTAGATCCAGCGTACGCCGTCACGCTCCAGCCCTGAGTTAGTTTCCTGCAGCCAGTAATTAACCTGCTGCAGCGCAATGGCTTCATTCAGGCCAATGCTGTACGCAAGGTCAGGATTGATGACTATCGGCCTTGATGGCATTAACAGGCTCATAAGACCCCTCTATTTCCCTGAATTTTCGTTTGAACTGTTCAAGTGGGCTGAAACACTCGTGCTGATACCCTTCGCGCAGGTATATAACGCGCTGTGTTTGGGGCTCCCAGCGTATGACCCTGACCGGGACGCCGTAGTGATCTCTGAACCATCGGTTAAGTTCTCGCATACTTTCTCCGCCTGGCCGTTAAAGTCCCCTACCACCCACTGAGCAAACTGGTAGCAGACAGGCTCGAACCCGCCTGGTACTCTTACCCCATACACGAACTGCACCGGTCCTGCTCCACCAGGAACTGGCCGCGCTACAAGTTGCGACCTGCGGTATTGTGTTGATAAACTGTTCATGCGTTAGTAATCTCCACTGATAACGACACGCCACGACGCCAGGAGCTGCAACTCGCTGGCGTCACTTCTTTTTGCGTGAAAAAAGTGTGATGATTGCGGCAATCTCTTCTTCCCGAGCTGCCAGGTGGCGGCGGTGATGCACCATGATTTCTTCAGCTTCATGTCTTTCGATTACCCCATCCTCAAGTGCCTGTTCGATAATCTGATCAACCTGTCCCCTGGCGGCAGAGGTACGCATGGCCCGGCTGAACAAGTCCACGCGATCCAGCTCTTCCAGGTGCGGAACATCCACCAGCAGCGCACCACGGCGGCGAGCGAAGTAGTCTGCCAGTAACGACGTGTTGGAAATGTCTTCCATCGCTTCCAGCTCGCTGACTTCGAAGAAACGACAGCCGTTTTTCTCGTAAAGGTTGTTGTTAAACTGCGTCACCGTCATTCCCAGTGCGCCAGCCATTGCTTCGCGCCCACCAGGATATGCTTTGCACATCGCTTTTACGGCTTCTTTGAGGTTTGGCTCTACCATATTGATTTTCCTTTTGTAGTTACTTTCAAGCAGCTGAATCTGTAGCCTTTTGGTAAAGGCTGGCGTCGTACTTCAGCTTGCCTTTCGTAATTCGTTCGATGACGAATGCTTGTTTTTGAGGGATGACTTCACCCCATCGGCAAACTGCCGGGTGGGAAATACCAAGAACACTTGCGGTTTTTGATACGCCTCCGAAGTGTTCGATAACTTCTGATTTACGCATGGTTCCTCCTGGTTAACTTACGCCTCAAAGGTAACAAAAGGTACATTAAATAGCAAACAACAGTTACAAGGAATCCATGTAACATTGGTTACATGAAAACAGAGATGAAAGACCGAATAAGATCCCGTCGAGTCCAGCTCGACATAACACAGCAGACCCTGGCTAAACGCTTGGGGGTAAGCCGTGTTTCCGTAACAAAATGGGAGAGCGGCACTACTAAACCTGATGGTGAGAATCTCCATCAGCTGGCGGTGGCGCTGCAGACAACTCCAGAATGGATTCTTTACGGTCGAGGTGAGGAAACGCCGGATGATACAAAAGTTATTCCGTTCCTTAAGCCACCCACGGCAGTTCCTATTATCTCCGCTGTTCAAGCTGGGATGTGGACTGATACTTATGCATGCTCAAGGCTTTCTGATGTGATTTCATGGACGCAAACCACTGCAAACGTTTCTAATGAAGCATTCGGACTGGTAGTTCGCGGGGAGTCTATGACTAACCCTCATGGTCTGCCATCCATCCCAGAAGGATCGATCGTCATTGTTGAACCGCACTATGGTCAACTGGATGACCTTTACGGAAAAATTGTAGTGGCAATACTCGACGGCTCTGCTGAAGCTACCGTTAAAAAGTTGGTATGGGATAGCCCTTTCGCATACTTGATGCCACTTAACCCTGCCTTTAAACCCATCCCGATAGATGGTAATTGCCGGATTGTTGGTAAAGTGGTTCAGATTACCCAAAACATTTAAATTACTCATTTCTAAAGCCAGATCTCCTTCTGGCTTTTTTTTCAATCCACAGGTAACAAAAAGTACATAGCTCTCTTGACCATATTGGTAACTAAAGGTACATTTAAATCACATCACGAGTACCGGTAGTTACATACTCTGGTGTGGTAGTGAGCATTACGGCATATGGCACATGTGCCGCAGCGGCCTGAGAGTCCCTTTATCCATGCCTCTCAGAACAACCGGAATGTGCAAGCTAAGTGTTTCAGGCACGACGTGCGCCCCACCAGCGTGGCGAAAAGGTGTGACGCCTCGGAAGAGACGAGGGTACAACCAAAAGAGCGCTGGCATGCAAAAAACATCTCGCAGCCGTTGCGGTACCTAAAGCCTGGATGGAACGGCAGAACGCGGTAGTGCTCTTTTTGTTGTGTGGAGAACTAACGTACCGCCATTGCAGTGGCGGTCCCCCATCAGCAAGAAATTTTAACCAGCTATTCACCCACTCTCATGGGTTGGGTTGCTGCATCCTAAATTCACGCGTTGCAGCGCGTCAGATGGAGAACAAAAGATGGCTAAGACAGCAAATCAACTGATTAAACAGGCGTACGAAATAGCCAAAACTATGCCACCAGAACAGGCAGCAATCATCAAGGAACTGGCTACCGTCCTCGATGTTTCGAATGTAGCTCTGCGCCAGACGCGCACCGAACGTGACGCCCTTCTCGCAGAGGTCAAATCCTGGGCGAAAGAATGTGATCGTCTGACCGAGCGACACACTAAGAATCGCACAAATTTGCATGTCCTCGAAGCAATGCGCGATTTGAAAGCCATTTGCCCCACCAGCTTTCGTAACGTGGAGGCTCTCTGATGGCTAAAGACTCAAAGCTTGTATACGGCGCCAGTGGCAAAACGAACGTTTTGACGTTCGAACCTGAAAACCTGCACCTGGTTACCGACAAAACACACCCGCTTTACGATGAGCGCATCCACCTGCCTATTAGCGAGGCAATGGTGCTGAACATCATGGACCAGGGCGTTCTTGAGCCGATTATCGTCTGGAAAGACCCGGAGACAGGGCTGTCTTGTGTAGTCGATGGTCGCCAGCGTGTGCGCCATACACTGGAAGCCAACAAGCGACTGTTGAAAGAGGGTAAAGAACCGTTACTGGTTCCAGCAGTCGCTAAACGTGGCTCCGCCGTTCGCATGGCGCAGGCGATGGTAAGTGCTAACGAAATCCGCCAGGCAGATACGCCACTGGGCCGAGCAAAGAAAATGGCTGATGCGCTGGAACGCGGGCACGACGAGGACGATTTAGCGCTGATGTTTGGCGTGAGTGTCCAGACCGTACGCGCAACTCTGTCACTGCTGGATGCCACCCAGGCCGTCAGGGAAGCGGTGGAGGCTGGCACAGTTACCGTTACCCAGGCACGTCAGCTGGCATCGCTTAAACCCGAAGAGCAGCGGGAGAAGGTCTCCGAAATCGAAGCGGCTACTGCTGGCACAACCGGCCATGAAAAAGCCCGTCGCCAGCGTCAGATCCTCGGTGATGCAAAGCCGCGCCTGAAAACCCGCAAAGAAATTGCAAAAGCCCTCGAAGATGCCAGCGGCGAATATGCCGAGGCTCTGCGCTGGGTGCTTGGGGAGGCCGTATGACAATCGTAAAAACCCATACCGGCACCGTGATCACCAGAGACGGTCCGAAGGTAAAAAAACTGCACCAGACAGAGCGGATGTGGGTCGTCGGCAAAAACGAGTTTTACCACAAAGAAACAGGGCGCCGTCACTTTGCAGAAAATACGCGCCGCCGGCTGCTGCTCGACACCATCAAGCCTATCGAGGTGAAGCATGTTTAAACAGAACGAAAAGGCTATTTCACAGATTGCGGAATATATCCCGCGCGCCTGCCGGGGTATGCAGCTGCAGGAAGCGAAAGCGCGTCTGGAGAAAAAAATCGCGCTTTATACCGATGACGGCTGTGATGCTGCCGTTCTTAATGCGGCGTTTGCCCCAGCTCTTAACAGTCATACGCGGGAGTCTTTTTTTTCGTGCATCGCAGAGCAGCTGCATGAGGGGGCCGACAAATGATAGCCGGGACTACTAACTATGACGATGTGGCAGAAGTCCGCTGCAATTTGTGCGGCGGTTATTACAAAGCCGACGATCCGGAAAGTCACGAATGCGATGAAGAAGCCCATGACGAAATTGAGTGTGATATCTGCGGTTTCAAAAGTACTGACCCGGACGGCGCTCACTACTGCTGCGAGGATAACTCCGATGACTGATATCACCAAACTGGCGAGAGAGCGCCTGGAAAAAATTAAATCATGGCGTGAAACCTACGGAGCTGGAAGCAACGTAATGCTGCCAGCAGAAGAAGCAGAAGCGCTGCCCCGCATGGCACTGGCCGCAATGGACAGAGACCAGGTACGCCGAGAGCACGCCGAGTGGTCACAGGCTACCTTCGGCAATGTGGGCCCGGTTGGCCCGCTGAAACACCTCAGCAAAGAAGCGCTGGAAGCTGCAGCAGAGCCTGGTGACCTCTCCGAGTGGGCTGATATGCAATTCCTGATGTGGGATGCCCAGCGTCGTGCCGGTATCACCGACGAACAGATTACCCAGGCGATGATCGAAAAGCTGGCAGTGAACAAACAGCGCTCATGGCCGGAACCAAAAGATGGGGAGCCAAGGCTGCACATCAAAGAACAACTTCGTAAAAAAGTTGACCGCTGTGATGTTTGTACTGAAGGGGTTCGCGGCGGGTGTGGGACATGTATTTTTAACGGTAATTTTGAATGAGGTGCTTATGACTTCTACAGATTTTATGGAAGAAAAAGAAGTATTTGAACTGCTCGGCAAGAAAAAAACAGCTGTCTGGCGGTTACGCAAAGACCATGGGTTTCCGATGCCAGTACTTACCTATCCAACACGGTATAGCCGCAAAGCTGTTATACGTTGGATTGAAGAAGGCGGGATCAACCGTCATGAAACTATCCAATTCAATACGTTAGATCAGATACCTGGTGGTTTACGAGGTTCAAGGACACGACCTTAGATGTTTCACATATCTAATTCTGTTCTGATGTGTCCATCTTCATCCGCATTCATTCCGCTTAATGCAGATTCGTTTTGCGTCATTGCTCATTTTTGATTAAGATTACCCCAAGGGTAAACACAATGTTTACTAAGGAGGATAGTATGGGATTTTGGTTCGCTCGCAACAAAACGAGAGATAACGTACCCAGTCCTCAGGCTAGTTGCGCAGATGTTACTGCGTCAGCACAGGTTGACAAACGAGGGGGGGTTTACATCTCATCTCAGCAAATATCTGAACTTCCTGAGGTAAAGGAAATGCGCCGTCTTGCTGCCGCAATTGTACAACAGGATCTTGCCACTGTAAGGAAGTAGCATTGCTAGCTCTGTTAATCATTCCTATTCTGGTTAGCGGTTACATAATGATAACTGCTAACCAATATCATTATTTCCGTTTGTATCGTCATGAAGGCCAACTTCTTTATATGAAGGTTGCGGCTCTTGGGACTTACTGTTTAGTAGCCTCCGCAGTTATTGCAGCATGCATTAAATATTTTTATCCTGATTTTCACCTTGTTTTTGACATGTTAAAAACATTTAAAGTGACATCGAAACAAGAAACAGACAGAATTTACATGTGGTTAATTCTCCTGTCTGCAACCTCTATTAGTTTCTCATTGTGTTATGTCACTATAATATGGATAAAGGATTTTTTGTGTGGTTGCGTTTATAAGCGCAATGTTTATGACGAGATAATGCAGGCAATGAGAGCCAGGGTATTACGTAAAACATACTCACAAGGCTCTTTAGATTTACTTTTGCTGGATGCAATTGAATCAGACCCCAAAAGGCCAATGCTGATCACCCTTTCATCAAACAAGGTGTATGTTGGCGTAATAAATGGTTCAGGTGAACCAACTGAGAATCAGGGACCGCACCAGCATATTTCATTTGTACCATTGATGTCAGGATACAGGAATAAAGAAAATTTATCAGTTACATTCACTAATGCATATCCTGGAGAGATACAGGTTAAGCGAAATGCTGCTGTTATGGGCGTTAGTAAAAAGAAAGTGCAAGGTCTGGAAATTATGGTATCCATTGATGAGATAAGCTACATATCATGGTTTGATTTTCAGGTATACCAGGCCACCAATAACAAGGTTGAAAGCAGGGGGCACGTTATTGGCGTTACAAGAAATGGAAGAAATATTTATCGCAAAGCTAGAAGTAAAGAATAAGCCCGCGTAGCGGGCTTTTTAGTTGTTACTTTATTATTTTAACATGCCATAAAATTTTATCCGCATACAACTCATAAGCATCCTTCTGCTCTATGAGCCAGTCGTGCTTATTGTACACAGCCATCACTCCGCCCAGTTCATGCCCCAGCATCTTTTCGGTGACATGAGGCATAACCCCTTCCCCTGATAAATTCGTCACCAGCGAGCGCCTGAAGTCATGTGTCCGCCACTCCGGTATATCAATTTTATCCCTTAATTTTTTCATATAGAGATTGGCTGACGAGCGATCTACCGGCTTGTCCAGTTCCTGGCCTGGAAAGAGCACATTGTTTCCAGCATTGAGCAGCCTATCAACGAAAGGTTTTACCTGGTCGAAAATAGGCCTTCGAATTACGTTACCCATCTTGGAATGCTCTGATGGAGTCGTCCAAATCAGATCGTCCATATTGAACTCACTGACGGTAGCCAAGCGCAGTTCTGACAACCTTGCCCCCCAAAGCATCAGAAGTTGATGAAGCACCTTGTTTGAGGTAACGATCTTGTTGTTTTCAAGAGCTAGCCAAATCTTAGCCAGCTCGGTATAAGTCAGAACACGGCTACCCACATCAGGTTTTTTGCCAATGGTCTTAACGCTAAGCTTCAGGACTTCGCACGATGGGATCAACTGGCGGCTGATACACCAGTTCATGACGGAACGTAGCTGCAGAAGAAGCACCCTGGCCTTTTTGCTGTTCTTCTTTTCCTGCTTATCAAAGAAACGTACCCATGCCGAAACAGGTATGTTTACTACCGGAGCGTCCGGGAATTCTGTGTACATCGTGTTGTACACAACTGACTTGTACAGCGTCTGAGTGTTCGGCTTCAGCGTTTCAACATACTTACCCCACCACTGATCCAGGCACTCTTTGAGAGTCAGCTCGCCATCTTCTTTGGCAAAATAATTTTTCGGGTTTAGCCCCTTGAGGTACAATTCGCGCATCTCACCGACGACAACGCGCGCCTCCTTGAGTGACATAGCGGGATAGCGGCCAATGGAGAGGCGAACGGGCTTACCGTTCCAGCGATAACGAAACTGGAATGTGATCGTGCCTGTGGGAGTTATGCGTACACTCAGCCCGTCACCATCTGTGACCTCAGCTGCGCCGCTGTATGGCTTAGCATTGATGCTTCGGAGTTTGGTATCACTAAGGGCCACGGCTCTGTATCCTGTACACACTGAAATTCTGCATTCTGTACTCAATGTGTACGCAATGGCAAGTGAACGAAGTGATTTTCTAAGCGAATCGATGCGAACGGAAAGGAAATAAAAGGAATGAAATGCTTGATGGTACGGGGAATGATAGGATAACATGCAACACAAGCTGAACGCTTAAAAATCAGTAAGTTCTATGTCCCCTTAGTTAAATGGATATAACGAGCCCCTCCTAAGGGCTAGTTGCAGGTTCGATTCCTGCAGGGGGCACTTGTTTCGAGTTCGCCGCAATCCGTCATAGTCCGCCGAATCCCGCCAGTATCAAGCCTCTCATAAAATCTCTGTTCGCGGTAGTTCGCCTCAGACCGTTGACAACCGCGCCTTTTGGCGGGTAAAAAACGAGTAAAACAACTTTACCCACCGGAATTTTACCCATGCTCACTGTTAAGCAGATAGAGGCCGCCAAGCCTAAAGACAAACCCTACCGAATGCTCGACAGCAATGGCCTGTACCTGTACGTTCCGGTGTCTGGCAAAAAGGTGTGGCAGTTGCGCTATAAGCTCGACGGCAAAGAGAAGGTGCTGACTGTGGGAAAATACCCTCTCATGTCATTGCAGGAAGCCAGGGATAAAGCGTGGACTGCAAGGAAGGATGTTTCTGTCGGGGTCGATCCGGTTAAGGCCAAAAAGTTGTCTGTGAAGGACAATTCATTTTCAGCTATTTATCATGAATGGTACGACCACAAGCGGCAGGTTTGGTCAGAAGGATATGCGGATGAACTTTCTCGCATGTTCCGTGACGATATTCTGCCAATGATCGGGTATCTGGAAATACAGGATATTGAGCCGATGCAGATACTGGAGGTGATCCGGAGGTTTGAAGAGCGCGGGGCAATGGAGAGGGCAAATAAAGCCAGAAGAAGATGTGGTGAGGTATTCAGGTATGCGATTGTTACAGGCAGGGCCAAATATAATCCGGCTCCTGACCTTGCTGATGCCATGAAGGGATATAGAAAGAAAAACTACCCTTTCCTTCCTGCAGATCAGATACCAGCATTCAATAACGCGCTATCTGGCTTTTCCGGAAGTATTATTTCGAAAATTGCCACACAGGTTTTGCAATATACTGCACTGCGTACAAAAGAACTCCGTTCTATGCAATGGGAAAACGTCGACTTTGAAAACAGGATGATAACCATCGACGAAGAGGTAATGAAAGGGCGCCGCGTTCATGTGGTTCCGATGTCAGATCAGGTAATAAATCTCCTGAATACTCTCAAACCGATCACAAGCCCTGTTTCCTCTTTTGTGTTCGCCGGCCGGAATGATAAGAAAAAGCCCATCAGCGAAAATGCCGTATTATTAGTTATTCGACAGATTGGCTATGAGGGGCTGGCGAGCGGGCATGGATTCCGCCACCAGTTCAGCACAATAATGAATGAGCATGGCTGGCCAGCGGACGCGATTGAAAAACAACTCGCGCACACCGCCAGCGGGTCAATACGCGGAATTTACAACCATGCTCAGTATCTGGATAAACGTAGGGAGATGATGCAGTGGTGGGCTGATTACATCGATGGTCGTGCAGTCCATTGACATCCTCCCCGCCCTTTAGGGCGGGGAGGATGTCAAATACTCATGCGTTACTGATACTGCGATGTTTTGCGTATATATTCCTCTGCACCTTCAAGAGACGTAATCGAATCATCCTCAATGCTAACGTTCTCAAAGAATTGATATGACTCGCCAGCGTCAGCGCTCACCATTACCACAGCGGTTTTACCTGCTTCGGTGATTGTTAAACCTGAAACTTTAAACATCAGGTCTATATCCTCACTTGCTGGGCTTAGCGGAATCCCGGAGTCTGTGTTTCGCGTCACAGTGACAGTTTTTTTAATTGAAAATGGCATTTTAACTCTCCTTATAGATCTGCAAACATTACAAAACTAAACTGGATCTCACCAGTGAGTGATAGCGGGTTAACGTATGCCCCGGTTGCAGCATTAAAGAAAACAATACCTATAATCGTGCCTGTATTATCAGTTTGTATAGATATGTTAACTGCCGTTCCGGTAGTATTTCGGTTAATAGAGGGCATTCCAACGAACGCGAATTTTTTCCCTCCGCCAAAAATCAGGCTGATGCCTGAGTTCTGGGTGGTTGCAGAGATTGCAGAATTTCCACTACCTACCGAAACAGGCGTTGTGTCTAAGACGGCTGCACTGACTGAGGTATCGTACAGACTACCAATCCCATATCTTGGCGCATTACCTGAGACATAAGATACTAAGTTCTGGAATGTAAAACCTGACGCACCATTGAACTGGAATTTAAATTTTAGCGCCTGTAATTTGACCGTTGATCCGCGCGTGGTGTTATCCAGCATCAAAGAAACTACCGGGTTGGCTTTGTCATACGTCAAGTTTGATATGATGCCAGGGTGGGCGACGAGGTTTCCGTCTACGGAGGCATCTTCACCCTCCGCAACCCCAGAGAGGCGTCCGTTAATTAATGTTTTACCCTTAGAACTGGTAAAAATTTTCTGTCCACCAGATGATGGAGCGAGCGACCACCCGTCAAAGTTGACGTATGCGTCATAGTTGTAGATGGAGTAATTAGTTCCCCATTCGAACCGGCAGGCGCGAGCATACACGTTTACCTCGCCCATCCCGGGCGCTCTATTGCTCGCATCTACATACAGGTTAGAGCCGTTATGGTCCAATAGGGTTTGAACCAGGTGTACGTCCATAGAGTCAGCTGGGGCACCCTTCACATATATCCCATACCCACAGTTGAAAATCTTACTCTGTGATACTGTGCTGAAAACGCCAGTGGCCAGATAGGAAGTGCTGGCGTTATCCACAATAATCCCGTACCCATAACCGAGATAGTTCCAGATATAGGTCTTTTCTAGATGTACGTCGAATGTGGTATTTTTTATCAGAATACCATCCCCGGCCACTTTTCCAGCACCCGCCAAATTTGTACCGTCGATTAACATCGTATCGAAGGTGACGTTGCTGACCATAGTGTTAGGTGAATCAGGATCCCACAGGTTAAAATGGCACTGCTTACACCACAGGCCTTTAAACTTCTGGTTTATGACGGCATTGGCACCAGCGCGCAGGTAAACCGTAGCGCCCAGTAATCCCCGCGTGCGTCCGGAACTAACCAGAGAAACCCCAGGTTTTACGTAGATCGTTCCGCACGCATAAAATCCGGATGTTTGCGGAAATTCTACGTTTGCCAGGCCAGCGCTTGCCGCTGCGTCGATTGCCTTCTGAATCGCCGTTGTATTTGTCGCGGAGTTAGTGGTGTCTGAGTCACCGATTGCGCCGAACCATGTTACGTCGAAATCGACAACATCTACCCTCTGCCAGTACCACGTTGATGAGCCAGTCGGTACGCAGATGGTGCCGCCGTCATCTGTCGCTGTACCAGCACGAGCCACGAACTCACCTCCGCCAGTGGTTCCGTTAGCGTAATAGGATGCCAGAAGTATTCTCTGCCCGGAACGCTCAGGTATGACAGTTTTTAGTGCCGCATAACTGGCAACCTGCCCGATGTATTTAAAGCCTTCGCCTGAACCCAGGTTTGAGCGAAGAGCCGCATCACCGATGTTAGACCATTTCCCCGTAGGGTTTTCAGCCGACCACACACCGCCATCGTTCTCAGGAGAATCCCCGGCAATGACGTGCTCAAGCTCACCAAGATATTTGTACCAGGAGCCATTGTAGTAGACGATTTGCTGGCGATTATCTACAGCCAGACCAACAGCCCAGTTGCCAAGCTCCTGCCAGCCGATAGCTGCAACTGCCTGCTCGCCGCGACCAGTGATGTAGTCTATAAAGCGGCTGAAGATCATCTCCATGCCGTGCCAGGTTTTGCGCAGTACACCAAAGCGATCAGGTAATGATTCCGATTCCCGGCCATTGACTAACTTATCGAGGTTAGTTGCATTCTTAAGCAATACCTCTGGTGATGACGAGCCAAGTTTTTCGATGTTGGCCATACATTGTGCTCCAAAAATGAAAAAACCCGCCGAAGCGGGTGAATTGATTTTTTTGAAATTGCTAATCTACGTCGCCAGGGTATGTAGCGTCGTCGTATGCGTAAAAGATTTCTTTATATTCCGGGGCTGTGACCTGGCAAGTACAGTCATCAGACGGGACAATTTCCTGAACGATACCGTGCCGCGCCCCCTTCTCACTGTCACAAAACAACAGGCGAGGTAATTCAACATCCGGATCATCCATTATCCAGTCTTCCGGGTGTAGGTCGTCGTTGAACGGTATAGTAAGGGTGAAGTCATCGACACGTGTCGGCGTTAGCAAACGAGTCGACGGCCGTCCCCCCTGAAACTGAATCCAGCAGCGAGGATTAGCATAGCTCCAGTCAAGAATCTCAGTGACTGTTAACGTGATAACTTCATCATCAAATGTCACGCGTTCAATCAGACAGCTGATTGTTTTACCCGTCGGAATATCATCAGAAAGAATGATGTGATCGCCAAACTGATAGCACCAGCCAAGAAGCTCAGTTGTGCATTCATAGGTCCTGCGCTGGTGCAGATATTTCATGAGCCTGCGCATACCTATCCGGTAAGCACGATCTGCAGTCATTACAATGCCCAGAGAGTACGACTCCACTTTGCGTGGCACAGGATTATCAGCAGTCCGACACTGAACGATTTCTTCTGCCCAGGTAACCGGATTGATATATGTGACGTCAACACCGTCATAGTCATCATCAGAAGGGGCCCTGAATGATGTCTGCATTTCCTCTACCGTATCCTGGGGAGTGATGATCCCGGTCCAGGTTTTGATACCTTCGCGCCCGGCAGATAAGAGCCCATCTGATAGCAAAAAATAGCTCATGCCTGCTTCGGTGATTTTGTCGAAAATATCTTTCGCTGAAGCACTGTCGCTGCTTGCCTCATAGTCAAAATATTCTCCCCTCGGCGTCCACCAGGCAGTTTCAAGAGCATTTATTGCAGAGGTGTCGAGCTGATTAGCATTAAATCCAAGACTATTTGCCACATGACGGAATGCGCCGCTTATAGTTCTGTTACCTCCCCCCTCATATTCACGGGTAGCGACCACGCTGACGCGCCTGTCAGACTGTGCCGCCAGCTTCCCTCCGGTTTCAACGGTAATTGCCCAGGTTGTTACACCTGAGTAGGATACCGGTCTTGCCAGAAGCCTCCCTCTCAAAGCCTGCCAGTACATATTGTCGCGCGCGTTATTACTGCCCTGCTCATTGCGTCGACGACAGCGAACTTCCACCAGCCCCGGAGAACTGAGGGTGATCCGCTCAGTGAAACCTAACCCGTTGATGTTTTTCAGCGCGTACTCGCCCTGGTGACTCACCCATCCCGATCCGGAACCGTAGACGCGATACTGAATCTCCCACTCAACATGGCGAATGCGTTTTTTCCCCTTACTGTCAAAGCCGCAGATACCGTTCGGGAAAGAGAAATTCACCTCGAACATATCCACGGTCTCATTTTCAGGGCAAACCAGGAACGGCCCCAGCCAGCTCAGCGTGTCGTTAAGACCAGTGGCCTCATAGTCGATCATCGTCCTGGCGGTGAATCCCGGCCACGACTCATCAACGGACCCATTAACCAGGCGCGCCACTGTTGCCGTTGTGCCGTCGGCAGAGACGATCTGGTACTCATTCCCGCGGTGAGCAAGTGAAAGCCGTTGCACACCTTCAGGCATGCCCGAGAATGCGGTTCCCGTAGTGCTGTTATACGCAAGCGTCACGTTTGCCGTTACCGCCAGGCTGCCGCCGGTTGATGCCGTGCCGGAGGTGTAAACCGGGGCATCACCGAAAACGGCTGCAGGCAGCGAGGAGGATGTGATTGCCCCGCCAACGAACGGACTGGCCGCCTCGGTTATCAGTACGGTACCGCCGTTGTCCCGTGCGACCAGGCCGGAGCCAGTGAGCCCCTCGGTGATAGCCGCCAGCAGTCCCGACATCGAGATGTAGTTCGCTACCAGCGACACCGTATAGGTGGCGCCCTGCCATGTGATCATGAACGTACTGGAGCTGTTCGAAAAATCGTAGGTGACGGGAGCCGCACTGGCCTGAATTTTTGCTGCACTGCCACCCTCGCCAGGCACCGCATCCTGACCCGGGGTATAGGACGCAATGACGAGGTCATAATCAACACTGTTGAAACTCAGCGTCACCGGCATACCCGCTACGGGAGCAAGTTCGGTAAGCAACGAGCTGGCAAAGACACTGTAACCAGAAGAAGTGGAGATCAGATAATTTGTCGGTGCCTTAATTTCTACTATGGTCCCAGTTACCCAGCTGTCCGGGAGAGAATTATCATCCTCGTCGTCATCGTCACCATCATCCGTGTCCAGCCCTGTGAACGTTACGGATGCACCAGAAACAGTCATGCTATCAGCAATAATATCGTCGGAATCAGGCGACGTCTGGGCCATATCCAGTCCTGTTCCGCTTGATGTTCCGCCGACTTCTGTCGAGTTGAACCAGTTTTCACTTCGCGGATCAGAAGATACGTCTTCTCCTGGCTGGTACACCTTATCGCTGAAACCATCACCCAGCGAGGCTGCCGGGGTTTCTCCAATCCGTTTATCTCCTCCCGTAAACGAAAATCTCCCCTGCCCGACACAAAGAAACATTTCGACCGTCATTCGCGTTGGATCATCGGGGTCAAAACGGGTAACCGGCTGCACCAGATAATCAGGATAGATGCGGCATCGACCAAACACCTCACGTATCGGGTCACCTAGTTTTGCCGTGTTAGCTTTTGCTGGATTAAGCTCAAGTGAGCGACCACTCCCCGATGAATAACCACCGAGATCGACTTTCGGCCCGAAGAACAACGAGTAGGCTGCGCTGGCAGCTGATATCGCAACAGAAACCCAGACAGCAATTTCCAGCCCCGTTCCGTAGGGAACAGGATAAATTCTGACATCACTGTCAGGGCTCAACTGGCAAAGCGGCCACTCATCGGGAGGAAGTGTGCGGCCATTTAATTCAACGGCAACTGGGTGCGATCTGTCCTGGCTGTACCCAGGAACATTTCTGACCATCCATTGATGCAGCGTAATATTGCCGTGCTCATGAGTTTCAAGCGGTTCTCCGGGGAGCCGGGAAGGGTAGATTCTTATCGTCATTGCCAGAACTCCACACGGTTAAACCGACGGACAAATCGCGGAAGAGGTAGAAAGGTGGCATTGGTTCCCGGATTACATTCGGCAACCTGCAACTGGCCATCCAGCAAAACAACGATACCAACATGCGTCACGGTTGATCCTGAATAACAAGCAACCCCGGCCCCGATACAAGGCTCACAGCGTGTGAGGGATTTCATAAACTTCCTGGCCTCACGATCGAGCCCTCCCTCATCTTTCGTCACGCCGGAAAAATCCGGCCATAACGGGAGAAGGAGATCGCCGCGGATTTCATTGATAATGCCGAAACAGTCGAGCTCAGGATAAACGCGCCCGCCCTTCAGCCATTTGACCGAAAGGTATTTATCAGAATGGAACATGTGAATACCTCAGGAAGACATATAACGAAGACCGGGATGTTCAGCCAGGTTATAACGATTACGCGGCCAGGCCGTTTTAAGGATGTTCATATATCCGGCAGTTACCTGCACCGCAGTTGCCGTCCACGATCCGGATTTCACATCAAGGGTGTAAGGCGATGCCGCAGGTGCAGATAAATCAGAGGAGATATACCGCCGAAAAGTCAGTGTTGCCGATTTCATTTCGTCCAGAATTCTGTCAATCGCATCGGATACGACACCATCGATGTTACTGATGGAAAATTTCAGATCTTGCGTTCCGTCGGCATTCCTGGCAGGCAATGCTATATCGATAGCACACCCTTCAAACGTTACCTGCTGCCCGTCTTCTAACGAGACAGTAATATTGTCCCACCCGCGGGTAAGCCAGTAGTTCTGATCACCTGCCGTGATCTGCAGCGTGTCGTGAATGACTTCAGAGCCGCTGCTTGCATAAAGTTGCTCAAGAATTGTCATGCTCAGGCCACTCTCTGTTTAGCGCAATATCCAGTAACGACTGACCAGCCAGCCATTCCGGGTAATTCCCCCATCCTGTAGGCGGTAACGGACGCTCCCATAACTCCAGCGTTGCGCTGTACTGCCAGTATTTTGGCGCGACAAGTGTCGGACCTTCGTAAATATCAATGAACCTGGCTTTGTAGGGCTTTACCCCGATCGGAGTCTGGAGCCTCAGATAGAACCAGGACTGTCCGTCTTTCAGTGCGTCCCTGAAAAAGGCCTCAAACACCTGCGCCAGCGCATCAGTCTGAAAAATCCATTTAACCGAGGCATGGGTGGGTGTTGAGGTGTATCGCCGCCTTTGCCTTGCTCGACCGGACGTCATTTCCGTTCGCAGTAAAGGTGAGATGGGCTTAAAACCGTACCCGTCCATAAGAGGCATGGGCAGGTACTCATCCGGATAGATAATATCCGCCATTAACTTTCCCTCCGGGCAGTCTATCTTGGTTTTTTGGGCTGTAGATTGGAGTAGATGGCGCGTCCGAATTTCTTCTGGGGGTTATTTACTTCAGCAGTGAGTGTGTTGATGATGCGTCGTTCCAGTGCAGCATTCCTTCGATCTACTGCCAGCATTGTTGCGTCGTCAGGTTGCCCGCTAAACGTGCTACGGGCATCAACACTGACCGCGATTCTTGGTTGCGCCTCAATCTGCCTTGCAGCATCCTGGACTGCCGGTGACTCACGTCCAACCGCACGAACCCCCAGCGAACCATCAGCGCCACGGGTAAGCGGCATGATGGCTTCGGGCCCGGCCTCGCCGAATACACCTGCCCCTTTCGCAAACGCAAAATATTGGGGAGTGCTGTAAACACCATTGCTGTAGGCAGAAAGTGACGGAGAATCGTAAACGCCTCCGAGAGCGTTAAATGAAAAATTAGCTCCCGCGCTTTGAATAGCGGTACCACTACTTGCCGCACCGCTGGCACCGCCAAAAAGACTACCGAACAACCCACCCGCTCCGCCGCCAAATGACGCCATAATTGCTTTGGTGATTAACGCCTGTGATGCCATCTGGATCAGCGTCTTAATCACCGTTTCGCCCAGGGAAGAGAAAATATTAGACATCCCATCTTTAAAAGAAGCAGCGCCTGTCAGGACGTTTGTCAGGTTGTTAGAGATAGAGTTTGTGGTGGCATCCAGAATCTCGCTGGTTGCAGTGGCAGCCATTGAACTCAGATCAGAAGCCTGATCGGCATAGTTCATCAGGGAATCGCTGATTCCCGCGCGCCAGTCTGACTGTTGCTCATCGGTTTTCTTGTAGTATTCCTCCTGAATCTGGAGCCGTTCAGTAAGCGCCACCTGAAGTGCTTCCGTTTGCTGTTTGTACAGGTCCTCAGAAATTTGACCTTTGCTGAAATCCCGCTGCAGGTCCCGTTGCTGTTTAAGAAAATCGGAACGGATATCCGCCATTTCCTTCATGCGGTCGCGAGCCTTATTCCCCATCCCGGCACCAAGAAAATCAATATTCCCCCGGTCACGCGCAGCAGCGTTGCTGTCAGCCAACCCCTCACGGAACGTTTTTAACTGTTCAGCAATGTTTTTCTGATCGATAAGCGCAGCATTATGCAGAAGAGTTTCTTTTTTAGATTGCTCAAGCGTATGTAATTCGCCCTGTGTAACCTGGTATTTAACTTTTGCCAGCTCAGTATTCTGACTTTCCAGGGCTATTTGTTCACGCTGTTGCTTTAGTAAGCGCTTATAAACATCCTCAGCTTTTTCTTCATCACTTTTTGGCCCTTTTCTTTTTGGTTTATTAGCCTCATTATTTCGCCACTCAGCAAGGCCATTATTAATAAGTTCCTGCCTGGCAGTCTGATATTTTGGGTTATCTGCTGTAAAACCCAAATCATCGGCTGCATAACCCAATCTTGCACGTTCTTTTGCGTCACCTTTAAGTTTAGATAGCTCAAGGTCACGGCGGCTTTTATCAATAGCCGTCTGTTGTTGCGTTGTGAGATCGGCCTGAGGGATACGCATTGGGGCATTAACCAACCCCTGGCGCGCCATTAACAAATTATTACCGAGCCCCAGCAGACGGTTAAATTCCGTGTGCTGCCCGTTCATCATTATAAGAGACTGGTAAGCAGCATTCTGTTCAGCAGCTTGCTGGCGAATTAATGCTATTCTCCTGTTCTCTATCCCTTCCAGTACCGACTGGATCGACTCAGACTTAGCCTGCATCTGAGTCAGCCTCTCCTGTTCAACGGCCAGAGCGGAAGTCGCTTCTTCCAGACTACGGGTGACCGTTTCAACCGAAGTAAGGTGGTTTATCATGAAACCGCCACTGGTTGTCGGCCCGGGGTTGGACAGAACATACTGATAACCCGCAATCTCTTCCTTCAGGCTTTTTACTTTTGATGCCTGTGCATCAACAAGACGGTTTTGCTCCTCCAGCGCCTGACGGGTTTTGGTCTCATTATCAGAAACTTCTGGCAGGGACATTGATTTTGTCTTTTCACGGACTGCATCAATGGTGTTTGCATATTCCTGAGCGGATAATCTGGCCTGTTCCTGATTCTGGTACATCGTGTACCAGGCACCGGCACCAAGCAGAACCAGCCCTGGAATACCGCCAACGAGGCTTAATGCTCCCCCCATGAGCCGCGAACCTACAGCAGTAACCGAGTTCAGCGCAGTCTGAGCGGATACTCTGGCCTGAATATTACGGTTAAGTGACTCCTGCGCCAGTGAGAGCCGTTTTTCTGCGGCGGCCTGCGCGTCTGTACCCCGCGCCGCTGCCAGTGCCTGCTGGGCACGATAAACTGCAGCACGCGCGCGAGCTGTCGAAACCTGCGTCCCTCTGACCTGGGCTTCAGCTAAAGCTACTTCACTTTTTGCGGCGTTAATAATCCCAGCCGTTGCAGAGCTGGCACCAAGAGCCATATTTCCCAAATATCGGGCTGCGCCAACGGCAACAAGCGCTCCGGCAGCAGTGGCGACCTGATCAATATTGTTGGCTACGCCATCAAGTAATCCGGTCAGGGTATTTGTGGCGCCACTAGCTTCATTAGCTCCACCGACCCATTGCATAAAAGCGTTTTCAACTTTTGTTGCCGACGATGAAACAGTCTGCGGCAATTCACCATATTCATTCCGTAGCTTACCAAGCTGGCTGATGAGGGCTGGCACTACTTTATCAATGGTTAACTGCCCCTGATCCGCCATAGATTTAAGGTCTTTACGCGCAACCCCCATCCCTGCCGCAAGCGCCCGTATAACCCTGTCGCCGCTCTCGTTGACTGCATTGAATTCTTCACCTCTCAGCACGCCCTGCGCCAGAGCCTGGCTAAACTGAGTGATGACCGAACTGGACTCCTGAGCATTCGCGCCAGAAAGTTTTAAACCAGTAGAAATAGCCTCAGTAATATCCAGTACCTGGCTAGAGCTGTAACCATATTCCCGCATTGAGGCTGCTGAACGGGAAAATAAATTAGCGTTGTCAGAAAAAGATGTGCCCGTTTTCTGGCTGATATCCATCAGCTGTTTTTGAGAGCTGGTAAAATCATCAGTTGACTGAGATGCCTGTTTTAAGCGGGCGTTTACTGAATTCCATTCATCAGCCAGGGATATCAAATGCCCCGTAGCAAAAGCACCAGCAAATGCCCCGGTCAATCCAAGTGCGGTAGCCTTTGCTGACTCCATCTGGTCAGTTAGCTCTGCAACAGAACGGCGAGTTTCCCGAACTGAAGCTGCAGCCTGCCTGCCGCCATTCTGCATTGTCTTATAATAGTCAGCCCCCATACGTGACGCGCGGGCTATCTCGGTCTGGAATGACTGAGAGTTAGCAGAAACTTTAATGATAAGTTCACGCAGGGTTGCCATTTCATTTCCTCAGAAACAAAAAGCCCCACATTGTGGGGCTTTTTTATGATTTCAATATTATTAAATTAAACCAGCTTTTTTCCTTGCTTCTTCCAGATAATCTTTTTCTGGTTCCTCTTTTTTATGAGCAAGTGCAATCAGAAGATCAATTTGAGCACTTTGCTTTTCAGAGATTTCTTTAAGCATAGCGATCTGATCATTAGCTCTTACGCTTCCTCTGTTCAGGAAATACCAGATAACAAGATCAATAAGGCGAGCAAAAACAAATAATAATATCCAGCCAGTAGTAGTCATTTAAAGCACTCCGTGTGTCAAAAAAAACAACATAACACCTGTTATGAGTGGCATCCACACGAATTATTACTGGCTATGCTGACGCAGCCAGCAGTGCCGCTTCCAGCCCTGCAAAGGGATCGCCGCCGTCGTTTACCTCAATCTCTTCTGTGCTCCACTGAAGCTGAGCATCTTCAATGGTGACTTTAACGCCCTGCGCTCCGTAAACCGCAGATACCAGCTGAGCATTGAGGATATCGCCGCGAATATCGCCGATTGGGCTGATACGGTCGTACTCAGCCCACATCCTGAATTCGCCAACCGTCATGGTTTGTCGCAGTTCGCCCAGCGTGCGGCCCATCCGGAGCGCCAGCGCCATCAGGAACTGCATGCCAGGCATTTTTACTTTGCTTTAGCATCATCCGCGTCACGAATGAGATCAAGTGCCTGCTTCAACAGCCGGGAATGCACAGGGCCATAGATCGCTTCAACCTGTTCGGTGTCATCGACAGTAAAGACGGGCTGCAGGTCGGTATCCAGCAAAATATCGATGAAAAGCGTGACGTCGGCCCGCATCGTGCGGAAGGCTCGTTCTGAAGGGGTCAGTTCTGGTGCCTCCTGGGGCTCCTGCCCTTCCGGTAGTTTGGGTGGTTCCGGGCTGGCAATGCCCTGCCAGCGAATCCAGGCTTCTGCTGATGGCTCACGAATGATGACTTTGGCGTTATCCCACTCCGGAACGGAGACTTCTTTTTTACGAAAGCCCGCCATCGGTGCCAGTGCCAGTGCTTTAAGACTCGGTTTTGACATTAATTTTATCGCCGGTCTCCCGGCGCTCCGTTAATTGATGGTGACGGTGCAATCAGAAGAAGTGATCACAGTGCCATCGGCATCAGTAACCACGCAGGAATAAACCCCGGCATCACCGGATACAGCGCTGGCTTTCGTAAACGTTGCGCTGGTCTGGCCGCTGACCGTCGAGGTGCCCTTTTTCCAGGCGTAGGTATAAGGTGCCGTACCGCCCTGGACGACCACGCCCATGGTCAGGGCGCTTCCTGCCGCGACCGTTTGGGACGCCGGAAGGTCAGTAGCAAACGACAGAACTCCTGGGGCGTTAATATTGGTGGGTTTACCTTTCAGACGCAGCGAGAACGTTGCAGCAACCACGCCATTGGTTTGAGAATCCCAGGTGTGCTGACGTACCTCAGCGCGCATCAGGGATCCATTACCAGACGGGAAAATAACCTTAAACCCATAAACCCCGTCGTTATCATATGCTTCACGAAGTGCATCCTGCGCCGGGTTGCGGTAGAAGTTACCGGAAAGTGACATTTCAGACGGAGCAGGAAGGCCGTTGATATTTTCCGTTTCATCCGAACAGAGCGTTGTCACGTCAATATCGTTTTTCTGACCAGCGGTAAAGCTTGCCTGTTTGATAGTGCAACTCAGGTTTAACCAGGTTGCGGTATCCAGCTCTGCCGCGGTGACCGGCACAGAGGTAATCATTACTACCGTTTTTTGGGCACGTTCAAATAGTGCTGACATCGCAGCCTCCATAAATGAAAAAACCGCCAGTGGCGGTCGGATTGGATTGGTTTTTGTCAGGCAATGACCGTTATTTCGAGGGTTGCCCGATGAAGATGGGTTGTCGTGTCGTAGCCAGGAATTTTTGTCACCTCGACAGGTGAAAGTACCTGCAGGCGAGCCAGGGCGTCCAGGCGTAACGCTCTGGCTTCGTCATTCGTTTCAGCCCATACATCAACCTGAATGCGCAGTGTCGACTCTGCCTGGCCGCAGAAAACATCCCCGGCAACATCAGTCGGTATCGAGAAAATGACATAGGGAGTGGAAACTGCAGGAAGTCCGTCGCTGCCTAGCGGCACCACATACGGATAAACCCGCCCGTCTGCCAGCGTCGACAGCAGGTCATAGAGATCATCCTCTGTCATTTTGATAACACCTCATCGATAGCCTGATTCATCCGCTGCATCGCGACCTGCGTAGCTTCTTCCATGCGGGTATCAAAAGCTGGGCGAACAAACGGATGTGCAGGCGCTGTAGATGTTCCCAACTCCACGAAGCGCCAGTAAAACGCATTCCGCTTGTTGCTGGCCTTCATTGTATTGTCGCTGTTCCCCGTTCGCGGGTTAACGCCACGAATATGCACCCCAGATGAAATTTCACCGCGACGGCGACTTTTCTGGGTGACGACAACAACGTTTTTCTTCAGTTTTCCGGATTTCTCAGGAGCGCGATCAATCACCTCCTCGCGGAGCAATTCGGCACCAGCACGGGTCGACTCCCGGAGAACTTTATTATTTTCGGCCTTGCTGAGCGTTTGCAGATCGCGGGCAATATCCTGCAACCCGGAAAAATCCAGATTCACATCAATCATTTTTCGGTCCCCTGTTTGCAGAGAATTTCCAGCCGGGTACCTTTGATATCCGGAACCGGAGGGCCGGTAACGTTAAGAACGGCACCTTTAAACGGGCCGGTGCGTACTTTCAGGCGGGAAGAAGCTGAGATATCTGTACGAAAACGCACCCAGACTCGAATGGTGGCATCGGCACGCTCAGCGCCAGCGGCTAAAAGTTCACGACCGCTTATACCCTTAACCTCGGCCCAGATGGTTTTCCCATCTTCCCATTTTTCAACCGGCTGACCTGAAGGCGTTCTGGAGGTTGTGAAGTTTTGAATGGTGACCCGGTGCCGTAATCGCCCTGCCTGCATAAGTCCCCCTACGTCCCAGGAATTTTTCGATGCTGTTCCAGAATTGATTTAACGCCAAACGGAATAGTATTAACGCTGTCGCTACTAACAGGCTCCCGGTTTTCATACCAGTGCGAAACCAACAGCATCAGGGCCAGTTTGATATCGTCCTCGATTACCAACCCGTCAGGGTCGTCGTCTGGAACAGCGTTATCATAAAGACGGCAATTTGTGATTTTTTCAGCGTGCTTCAAGGAGGCATTGAGGTAGAGAGTTAACATCACATCCTCTGTATCGTCATCGCTGTCGATACGGCACTGGTAACGAAGCTCATTTACAGAGGGCTTCATTTGCCTTCACCCCGCTTATTACCGACTTTAGGCTTAACAGTTGTTTCAGTTTCCGGTTGTTCAGTGCCGTCAAGAATCCCCATTTGAGCAGCAACCTCAAGAGCGCGCTCAGGAAGTGATCCAGACTCATATTCACCGGCGGGAATGTTTATGATCTGAATGCCATCAGGTGACCATTTCAGGTCTTTTTTCAGCAGCATAATGACCTCCATAAGAATGGGGCCGAAGCCCCATCAGATTATGCGCCAGCACCGATCTGCAGCAGTTTGATGGCCTGAGAATCGGCAAGCATTCCGCCGGTACGTTTGGTGGTGTAGAAACCAACGAATGGTTTGTTGGTGTACGGATCGCGGAGGATGCGGGTACCAATACGATCAACGATGGTATAGCCACGTTTAAAGTTACCGAACGCAATGGCTTTCGCATCTGCTGCGATATCCGGCATTTGCTCATTCTCAGCAACACCATAACCTGCCAGAGAAGAGGGTTGGCCCAGCTCAAGGCCCGGACGCCAGAGATAGTTACCATCGGAGTCCTTCAGAATGCGAACGGCAAACAGGCTGTTGTTGTTCATCATGAATTTAGCACCGTTGCGATGAACCTTGCGCAGGGTGTAGACCAGTTTGATAATCGCATCGGCAGTCACACCCGCCGCCGCACCGGAAAGAATGTGCTGCAGCGTGCCAAAGGCACGGGTTTTATCGTCCTCCAGAGTGGAGGCGTAGGCCAGGAAGCCTTTCGGTTTTTTCGTACCGTTACCGCTGGTAAAAGCGATTTCTTCCTGTTCGGAGAACTCAACCGCCAGTTCGCTGTTGATCCAGTCCTCTACATTGAAGAAGGCATCATCCAGCATCGTTTGGGTTGCCTGAGGGTTTCCGTAGATTTCACCCATGAACGGTTCAATCTGACCGAGTTTAGACGCATCAGTAGCCGGACGGGGATCGGTTTCACCGACCCAGCCGGAAGCGGTGCCGCCAAGGTTAACCAGCTTTTTATAGTTGGCACCGCCAACAGTGATAGTTGTGGCCTCCTGGCGCATCACTACTTCATCTTTCAGAAGATTAAGAATGGTGCGGTCCAGCTCTTCTGGGACAGCATATCCGCCGTCTTCATCCACGCCAACCTGCAGGGCTTTACGCTCCAGATCACGCAATCCGTCATCCTTACCCTTGCGCATAAAGTCGATGAAAGCGGTTTTGTGCTCGGTTGCGGCCTTGCTTTGAGTGCCACCAGCTGGACGTTTAACCTGTTTAAGCTCATCCTCCAGCGCGGTTTTAAGCTGATCCAGCTCGGTCAGCTTGCCGTTAAGTGTTTCAACTTCTCCGGCCAGCTTGCCTTTTTCAGCTTCGATAGCTTCAATGCGCTTATCATTTTTCGCTTTAAAATCATCGAATTTTTGCTGCAAATCCTGCGCGACCTGCTCAACGTCTTTAATTTCGACTGCCATAATTCAACTCCTGATTAAAATTTGATGTTTTTCAGTGCATCCAGTGCGGCATCCACACCATCAGCGTCACGCTGAGAGAGGTTGCCATAGCCCCCGGCCATGAATGCTTTGGCCTGGGTGCGGGAGAGCCCAACATCGCGCAGGACCCGTTCAATACTTTTCTGGGATGGTGTTTCGCCACGGGCAAACGCGCTTTTAACATCGCTGACCCGCGCCTCGTCATTCGACGGAAACGTTACGGGACTGACCTCCCAAAGGTCGATTTCCTTTAGGAGAAACACGCCTTTCTCACGGTCGTATTCCCAGTCTTTGAGCATGTAACCAATAGAAAGGCCGGTTAAAGAACCGGCCTTCATGTGGGCATGCGCTCGCTTTGAAAGAGGATCATCATCAATGAGTAACCGGCCTTTGACATATAAGCCGACGTCATCCTCTTTCATTTCGGTATAAACACCGATAGGTTCATCCATCTGATGCTGCCAGAGCATAGCTGGCAGCGCGTTTTTCTCCCGCCATGACTGAAGCGATTTACTGAAAGCGCCGGGAACAACTACATCGTCGTAACTGTCCTTAACGCCAAACACAGAGCCATAGCCTTCAAATTCCCCGCTGTCGCTGACAGACTTTAGCTTCAGCGGAATATCCAGCCGCTGTTTAGTCATCGGCATCATGTTGTTCCTCGGTTGTTTTGCTCTTATTGCTGTCAGACGGTTTGGTCGTCATATTCATCGGCGTCAGATAAACGTCACCGCCAGAGCGTGGGTTCATATCCTCCAGTTCACGGCAGTCATTTGGTGAGTAAATGCCCCAGTTAATACCGGTTGAATACGATTCAAATCTTGATTTCATATCCCCACGCAGCAAAGCACCGGCATTAAACTTGGCATAATAGGTGCCCTGCTTCGATTCCTTCACCAGCCCCACGTTGATTCGCTGCTCAATACGGGTCATGTACGGAACGAGTGAATAGTTGATGAAGCCAATGCCAAGGTTTTCAATATTGTTGAAGGTGGCGCGGTCAGTGTTCTGCACCATATGCATCGGCACCCTGTACAGGCGGCAGACTTCCTCCAGCTGAAATTTTCTGGTCTCAAGAAACTGGCTGTCTTCAGCGTTGAGTCCCATCGACTTCCAGTCAAGACCCATTTCAAGAATCATCGGACGATGCGCATTGCTGAGCCCAAGGTGGCGATCTTCAAAATCTTTTCTCAGCCGTTCATAGGCTGCATCAGTCAGCGTTTGCTCAGTACGGAGAACGCCAGAAGTGACCGCGCCATTTGCGAACAATCGGGCGCCGTGTTCTTCTGTCGCCATACCCAAAGAAATGGCCTCCCTTGCGTATGCGATTGGGTTCAGGCCCACCAGCCCGTCAAAGGTCAACGTCCTGACGTGCCAGATATCATCCTGACCCAGCACATCCGTAGAACCATCAGGGAACGTGACCTGATATACCGGTTGCCACTGACTGTTAAGCTTAGGGTCAACGCAGCCCGGATCAATGGGTAAAAGCTCGACCACTTCACCCAGCGCTTTGACCTTGTAGGCATAAAAATTACCGCGCAGGCAAAGACACACAATGACCAGCTCCCAGAACTCATGGGGGGTCATATAGTCATTTGGCTTCATGGTCAGTAATTTATGCAGCCTTTCAGAGGTCGCTTTTTGCTTGCTGTTACCAGTGATTTTGTACAGGTTGCAGGGAAGCATCCCCATAGACTCAGCCAGAACTCTTATGCAACCAAAGACTGCTGTAAGTCGCATCGCTTTCTGGCTGCTAACGCGCTTTCCAGTGTAGGTGTCGTAAGTCATCCCTACAGCTTCCGCCAGTTCCGCTGGCGTCGTGACCGATGCGGTGCTTTTCGTAAACATTCCGGGAAAAAACATTAGCCACCCTCCCCGGATTCAATTTTCCAGTTACCGGAAAGGGAGCGGGATACAAGCCATGACCAGAGCAGGCACAGAATACCGCCAGTAATGTAGCCAGCAGGGGGGTAAATAACCCAGGCACCGAATGAGAGCAGAATAGCCCCCAGCACACCAACAAGTGGCGCGAGTATCATCAGGATCATAATTGCCTCTTAAAGTGAGCGCACGCCATAGCTTTCGAGATGATTTGAAAGGGTTTCTTCCTTTTCAAATAACATTGCCCGTCCAATCGCCATAATCAGAGCAACAGCCCCATCTATTTTATTTTCGTTTTGCTCTTTAATTGGCCGAACAACATCATCATTTCCAGGAAGGTGCTTACCCACCACGTTTGAAATACACCAGGTCATTATCGGATTACCGTCATGATGAAATCGACCGGACTCTACAGCGGCCTCAAGCTCTTTCATCGGGTCAGACATGTTGGTGTAGTTCTGGATAATGGTTATAGGGTTGAGCTGTTCATCAGCAAGCTGATGAGAAAGGTTTGTTGCACCGTGCGGGTCAATTGGGCTTTGTTCAACCGGAGTTTGCTGATTATCACGCTTGGCATCTTCAAGTATTACTCGGTAATCAATTTCCGCACCATCAGTCACGGTGATATATCCTGCTTCAACCCATTTACGGTAACGCTCAGCGGTGCGGTGATCGTCAACATCGTTGCTGTATACGGTGTCATACGGAACATAGAAGCGCGGAGATATACAGTAATAATGCCGTTTCCCATCTATTTCACGGGTAAATAGCCGAACCATAGAGTTCATATCCAGCTTGCGCGCAAGGTCAAAAGACAGAATGCAGGGCTGTCCTTCAAACTGCTCAATGGTGAGCGTCTCATCCTCACATTTTCGCCAGCTTAACAGGTTGAAATAAGCAGCACGTGCGGCGACCCAGATATTCAGGTGTTTCGTTTTGAATATCCCGGCCATGCGGGGATTATTTTTGGCCCTGCTTTGCTGGCTTAAGAGGAAATCCGAGTAAACCGACACCCCCATATTGGGATTGGCTTTGTGAAGAACAGCGGGATCGGTCCAGTCATCACCCTCATCAACGGTGTAAATGACGCCAAAAAGCTCATCATTCGGCACGGTTCCGTTCAGCATTTCGATAACTTCACGACGCTTATCGTAGCAAGGCCCCTCAATGTTATAACCAGCAGTGGTTATAGCCCACATAATCGGCTGTCTGCGGGCCCCCATGCCGGTGATCATTGTGGTATACAGCGCATCGCTTTCGTGCTCGTGATATTCATCAACAATAGCGCAATGCGGTGACTGCCCGTCACCAGGATTACCGATCAGCGGTTCAAATCTGGCGCCATCTTCAGGACGGCTAAGGTTCTTGGCGTTAACCTCTATTCCAAAGGCTTCAACGAGTAGTGGCGTGCGTTTGCACATCAGCCGCGCAGGTCGAAATACTTCCCATGCCTGCTTTTCAGTGGTTGCACCGGAATACACCTCCGCACCAAATTCACCATCACAGGTGAAACAAAAAAGCGCCACACCGGCGCTTATCGCTGACTTCCCGTTTTTCCTGGGGATTTCTGTATAGACCTCTCTGAATCGGCGCAGCCTGCTGCCTTTATGAACCCATCCAAAAGCGCAGCAAATAATAAATAATTGCCAGGGTTCAAGGGTAATAGGCATCCTTTTAAATGCCCATTCACCTTTGGTGTGCGGGAGAAGTTGAATAAACCGTGCGGCACGCTCAGCAAGGTCTTTATCAAAGCGGTATCGAAATTTCTTTCCCTGCGATTTTGACAAATCGTCGATATGTCGCTGGCAGGCATCAATGACATACTGGCATGCCGGAATCTTTCCGGCGACAACATGCCTTGCGTACTGATTTGCAGCGTTAACGTTTGGATAGGCTTTTCGGCTCATGGCGTGATCATCTTCAGGAATGGGTTTTCGTTCTTTTTCTTCCCGGCCAGACCGACCAGGCGCTGTCGGCTGCTGGGGTCCAGCCCCAACATTGAACCGGTAGAACTCATTTCCGATTCCTGTTCTTTTTTAGCCGTAAGTTCAGGGTTTTTAATTTTCCCGCCCATTGCGCCAGTGATGGATAAACCATCAACAGCTATATTTTTTACCGCCCTGCGCCAGAACTCATAGGCAACGCACCAGCGCTCCAGTACTGCAAGATCGGTCACGCAGAGCAAGCCCTGTCCGCATAATTCTTTGGTCGTCAGCTCCCACATGATGGATGCTAACGGGAGTTCCTCTTCGGCAAACCAGTCCGGAGGTGCTACGCCATTGATGGGGGTGAATACTGGTTCTTCTTTATTCAGGGCTCGCTTGCCGGGGTTTCCGGCCAGCTCCTTGCGCGCCGTTGGCTTTGGTCTACGCCCGGAACGCCCCGCCGTTCCAGCCATAAGCGTTACTCCTGGTTAAATTTCATTTTTCGCGGGTATAAAAAATTGACTGAGGCGGCGGTCCTTTTGGCCTTTGCCGTCAGGGATTTGACCCCGCCCCCCTCTGCCCCTGCCAAGATGATAATAGATATCATTTGAGGCGTTCACGCCCGGTTTTCGTTCGATGGCAGGGCCAGCACAGGCTTTCGAGGTTCGAATCGTCATCGGTACCCCCATGAGCCTTAGCCTTGATGTGGTCAACGGTTGTGGCGGGGACAGCAAGCTTGCGGCGCAGGCAGTTTTGACAAAGATGATTGTCACGCTTTAGGATGCGCGCACGTCTGATATCCCACTGGCTACCATAGCCACGCTCGTGCCTGCTCTTGCCCTGCTGATGCTGCTGCCATCCCTCATTGCGATGCTTCTCGCAATAGCCTGAGCGGTCAGTGGTGGTACCAGGGCATCCACGCTTGCGGCAAGCACGAGGTATCAGCGCGGGCATCGCTCTATCCTCACATGACCGAACAGGGTCTCGCACTTAACCTCGCCGTTTTCGGCAGTGGGGTAACCTCGGCTATCAAGCACAGCGGCAATCACTTCGCCTTTATCGCTATCAGCCGAGAAGACGTGCTTCACCTCAACACCATCAAGGTATACCGTGATACGCTCGCGACCGGGTTCGATGCGTTCACCCGGATCGTCGTCGAGAACTGTCAGGCGCATATGGCCTCCAATAAAAAAGCCCCGCTATTGCGAGGCTCGCTGTTTCTCTGCTTGCCTGATATCGGCCTTATCCAGGTTGCACTGCCCCAGCGCTGATAGCAGACTGACGTTTAAATCAAGGCTCTGGCCCCACGTCAGATTGTCGGGGATTTCCGGTTGCGGGGTGTCAGCCGTCAGGCTCACCGGTAACGGGACCACCGGCACTTTGACGTAGACCGTTCGCGAATTGTTGCATCCGCTTAACTGCGCCAGCAGGCACAGGCCGATTAGTGCAATCATCATTCGCAACAGCAACCCGGATATCAGCCGAGGCTCCCGATGCGTCCAGTGCGATCTGCTCTTTTGCATGCTGATTGGCCTCGACGATAGTGTTGAAGATGGTCATGGTGGTCAGAACGTTGGAGGTGATGGTCTGGGCTGCGTTTGCCTGTTGTTCTGCATTATCGGCTCGGGTTTTCTGCTCAGAAGCAGCGTTGTGGTAATGCATTACCAGCCAACCAAGGCAAACAACCAGGCAGATCATAATGGCGCTGATAATGGCGGTTAACCGGCTCATTTCACACCATCCAGGCAGAGCTGTTTCTCTGCGGCGCGACGAGTCACAAGGCCGGGAAGAACTTTCCCACCACCGTACACCCAGCGAGAGAACTGGTTACATGCCTGCGTAACCTGACCTTTCACGAGTAGTGCAAACAATGTCGATTTCTGCATATTGGCGCAGCCTGCGTTAAAGGTGATCGACGTTACCGCTGAGAATGTGTTGTCGCTTAGCCGTCGGCCATTGCCATAGGTATTTACGCAACGCTCGGCCTCAAGGATGTTTCTTTCCCAGTCAGCGGCGATCTGCTTGTCAGTTTTGCGCACACCGGGCTTAACTCCGTGCGTGTTCCCGATGCCATCGGTGAGCACAGCTGCCGGGCAGACATACGGATCACGCCGACAACCTTCAGCATTGCCAATCAGTTCAAGGCCCCGCTCGTTGGTACGCACGTGACCGGCATTCAGCACTATTGCGATAATCGCTGCCACAGAACAAACCGCGCCGGTGGCACCAGCTCTTTTAGTCAGTTGCGCCATCGTTATTTATCCTGTTCATTGATTCGGTAATCACTTCAGCAGACGATGGGCGCTCACGAACCGGTTTCTGCTGCACGCCATGGAGATAATCAGCCAGCAACTGCGTTCGCTTACTGTCTTCGTTACGCTCTTTCCGTGCATCCATTCTCCCCAGCACAAACGACGCGAGAGAAATCACCACGCCGATAAAACCAAAGAGGATATAAACCATGTCCTGTGTAGTGATCCCCAGCATTGAGGCAACAGCAGCCAGCCACGCAAAGAAATGGGTAACGATATTCTCGTTCTGGTTGTTCATTTTCATGGCCTCTGACCTCCGTTGATGACGGATGGCGCTGTGTGTTTGAAGAATGGGCGGCTCAACGGGCTGGATTGGCAAGAACGCCACCAGTTCATTCCCGCGAGCCTTATGAGACATGGAATAGTTGCCGGATCGACGCTCTGGCAACGCAAATAAAAAACCCGCTCAAGGCGGGAAGAAATACCAAGGGTAAAATCGACGGCGGTAGCCGTAATGGTCCCAAGGTAGAGGGATTGGAGCATCTGGCGGGGATCGAACCCGCATATTCTGGTTGGAAGCCAGACGTAATTACCAAACTACGACAGATGCAATCTGGTTCAGGGCTCTGCGCGGAAGGGCTTTAACGTGTCGTGCAGCACATATCTACCCAAGAGCCCTGACCGGATTGCAGAAACGACAAAGCCCAAGGCGTTAACCTCGGGCTTGAATTCTTGATGTGTCGACAATCGAAGCTATGGCGACGATATCAGATTTACACGAAATATATGCCAATTAATTCATTTTTGCAATACCTGCATGGTAATTTGTCGACTTTTGTTGCGATCGTGCTTTTGTCACATTTAATAGCGAATCACGATCCAGCTTGAGAAATATCTCTCTGATAGCCCGCCAGCGGGATGCGTAGTTTGTGCTCCAGTTATTCGGCGTGGTACCGGTAAGGGATGCAAGCTCCTGTTGCTGATATACGCGTTTTCCAGCCAATTCAGCTTTTACGTCCTGCGCTGCAAGCCATATCATAGCTTTCAGCCTACCCAGCGTTTTTGCAGCAATTTTCTCCCCTTCTATCTGGCGCTTGAACTCCTGCCATGATATTTGGCAGATGGTTGTCTGGTGTGGGAATTTTGTTTCTTCACCGTAGTTCCAAAGCAACCAGGCTTTCTGATGCTCTTCCAGCGACAGCAGAGCCCGGCGCCAGCTTGCCGTCGAATACTCAATGGGCAGAACGAGGGCGATTGATGAACCTTTCGCGCGGGACTGCTGCCCGGGAATTGGTGGGCTGGATGGGTTTACCATGCGGCCGGTTACCGGGTCGGCTACTTTCTTCCTTCCCCGGCTGCGCGCTGTAGCGGTGAATTGCGCATTCTCTGCAAAGGCTACCAGTTGCCCTTTCGTCGCACCACTCAGATCGGTGGTGGCCACTATCAGCTGCTGGCGAACAAATTCAAGGTATTGAGCTGTCATGCTGTCTCTCCCAGGGTCTGATAGATGCGATCGAACTTATTCGACTGATTTCTTTTTTTCTGACTGTGCTTTGCTACTGGCGGCAGGCTGGCGCGCTTAACGCTTTCTGCTTGGTATCGCTCAAAATCAGCCATGGTCATATTTCCACCACTCTCGTGCTGACTTTCGGTACTCTGGGTTATCTGTGTGACAGATAATCTCCGCACGATCGCCGCTTATCAGCTCACGCGCTTTCGCATAAAGCTTTTCTCTTTTTGAAAGATCCGTATTTTCGTACCAAGTACTGGCAACAAATCTTCTCGCCTCAACTGGAGTAAATAATTTCATGCAACCTCCTGATGGTGGGCGCGGCGCTTCTCCAGCGCGCGGGCTCTTCGGGTGAATATGGATTTGATGCGCTGCAGGTAGGGAATATCGAACCGGCGCGGCTCGTTATCAGCCTCAAGGCGCTCTACGCGAGCCAGGCCAATGCGCTCAATCAGGTGAATGCGGTATTCAACGGCATTTCCGCTCAACTGCCGGTTGCAGCGGGTGCAGGCGGAGTGGACATTGAACACGTTGAATTTCAGGTGAGACGCTGCGCCGCGGGAACGGTAGTGACTGGCGTCAATAGCGCTGCCGGTCAGGTAGTTGCTCTTGCCGATAAGCGGGTTTCCGCAGCTGACGCAGGGCTTACCTTCATCACGAATGCGAATGTACCGGTTAAAGGCTGACTGAGCCTCTTTATCCCACTGGGCCTTTGTCTTGAATGACTCACGCTTAGCTCGGCGACGTTGGCGCCCCTCCTTCTCGGATTCGCGCTGGCGCTTCACCGCTCTGGCCTTCGCTGCCTCCCGGGCTTTTGCTGTCTGTTTTTTGCCGATCGCGCTGGCGCATTCAAAACTGCATACCACCTGCCCTTCCCGGGCAGGATGGAACCATTCGCGGCAGTGGGCGCATTTACGACGTGCAGGTTTACGCATGTGGCCTCCGTGCTCTCAGGCGTAGCCACTTCTTATCGACCAGGCGGGCGGTGTAGTCTTTCAGGGTCGGGATGTCGGAAGGCTTAACTTCAACCTTGCGCTTGCGGCGCGCCGGTACGCGGAAGATGCCGCGCTCCATTACTTTGGCGAGAAGACATTGCATAGCTATCACCCTGCAAAGCTCAGCAACTGACTGGCGGCGTTTTCAGCCTCAGCCGGCGAGTGGAATTTGCGACGCAGAATGTAGTTCCAGAGCACATTCAGCACTGATTTGTAGACGCCGTTAAACTGGCTGTCGTCCATGCTGGCGAAGGAGATCGACTTTGCGACACGACGACGGCTACCGTCAGGCATCTGGTATTCGTCATAAAAGCCAGCCTGAATGGTTGCCCACTCGCGGAAGGATTCGAAGTGTTTCAGCAGCGCCATATCGCGGGAACGAGAAATACCGACAGAGGAGAGATACATCTCCGCGGCGTTCTGGAGCGCAGCGCGCTGATCGAAGTCGGATGAGAGGAAGTCGATAAACCCGGATATGAGGGTGCGCTCCGCGGGCTCAATGAGACCACCGGAAGGTGTCCAGTAGTGATACCCGAGAGTCAGAAGCTTGAAGAACTTCTTGTGGAATGCGTAATTCCTGGGCTTGCGGAACTCACCGCAAAGCGGTTGCCCTACGGGGATAAGTTGCAGGTATTCGCTGGTTCCCGGTTCTGCGGGAATCAGTACGTTTTGATAACTCTTCTCAAATTGCAGTGTTTGCGCCATGTGTCCCCACTTGGCGCCGGATAATCGTGTCAGTTGCTCAGGCTGACGAGGTAATTATCGCCCTTCCCGGGGATAAATGCAAAATGAGCATATACGATAAAACCCCTCCGGAGAGGGGTTTGATTTCAGCGGGAATCTTTGCGTTCTGCTGGGGATTTAGGCATTACTCCTCCCTCACAATAAGTTTGTAAGCAAGGGTCGCAACGATCTTTGGCCACGCCACAATGAAGAGCAGCAAGCACAGTATGTTATTCTTAATGCCAGTTGTTTCATCGGCTCTTGTTATTTGCGCCAAAATCCACAAAACAAGACCGATGGAGAAATACCATTCCATCACTTCACCTCCTGCGGGGCGGCCGGCAGCGGCATCCAGTGGGTTACGTCCTGGCGAATTGGCACGATTCCGTATGCGTCGTCCCAGCGCCCATCAGAATAATACAGAGCCGATATGTCGCCACCTTTGAAGCACGCGAGGATCTGCTGCTCTGCATTCTCATTCGGCAAACGCTCGCTTACTGGAATCCACCCAGGAACTACTGGCGCTGGCGGATAATTTGCCAGCATCCAACTAATGACGTAGTCGGCCTTGAACCGCTCAACCGGAAATCCTTCATTCCAGTCACGGAAGTGATAGATAACTTTTGCCAGCTCAGGTTGAAGCGCCACCGGCTCGGTGTCCAGAGCTGGCTGCGATGGAGGCATATCTGGACCTTTGCGAATAGCTTTTGCCAGCTCGATAGGGTCATCGTAAAGCCAGTCTCCGGTCTCAGGGTGATTGGCTTCTGCCAGTTGGGCGGCCCATTCCAGACCGTCTTTGTGTCCCTGTAGGTAGTCAAGCGGCAGTTCAAACGGCTCGCTGTCCATTGCGGCCAGCCTGAATGCAGCCAGCTCCCTGACGATTAGATTACCAAAATCAATTCCCACAACAGCCTCGCCGTTACTGATTCTCTGAAGCAGCTCTCTGTTGTCGATGCTAAATTTGCTTGTCATTGGTTGGCTCCCCTTCCAAGTTCTGCGCAAATAAATCCTGCTATTATCGCGCCGCAGTGCCCGGCAATAAGCGCCCAAACAGGCACGTCAATCTTTGCCGCTACCATGCTTATCGGCGTAGCTCCCAAGCCGATGAATGCAATAGTGAGATAAATTTTCCAACGTTCCGCCATCATTCAGCCTCCACCTTGATGCCAGCGGCGGTGAGCATTGCCAGCACATCATCAAACTTGAGATATTCCCCTTCATCGTCGCTGTGCACATACCAGTCATCCCAACCATCAGCGCCTGGCTGAAGTCGTTGTGGCAGCTTCACGGTGCGGGACTCCAGCTCGGCGATGCGCTTACCACCATCTGCAATAACGCCATCATAGTATTCGCGCTGGGAGTCGATGCGCTGCTGCGCCTTCTCCAGAGCCTCTACCAGCGCGAGGATGTTTACCGGGTTGGCTTCTTTGTTGAATTCATTGAGATCAGTGATATCAATATCAATCTGCTCACCTTCATGCTGAGAGATATCGATAATCTCACCATATGGATATGCTGCGAGCCGTTCATGCGCCCCAACAGCATTCTCTGCTGCCGCTTTCAGGCTCTGCGCCAGTCCGGTGATATCAGTTGTCATGCGGCACGCTCCGGGATTGATACACATACTGAGATTCGATAATGGCTACCGGCATCAAATACGAACCCACGAGCATGCCTTGACAGCCCATGTTTTACGGTTTTCCTTGCTTGTTTATCGGCTTCGCGTTGAGCCTGAGCTTTGCTCATGCGGATTATGTTGAAATTTGAATCAGTCATCGGTCCTCCGATGCCAAAAACTGGCTTGCTCATTTGTCGGCCCCCTCGCGCAGCTGAGCGGCGAATCTCTCGGCGTCTACTGCACTCCCTGCATAAGCCGCACGCAGTACCTGGTCCATTTCGTTGCGATGCTGACGAACGTATTCCTTCTGACTTTCAGCGAACTCCTTCACCCCATCAGCCTTAATTCCGGCTACGATGCGATCGGTGGCGGGGGTTTCCACGTCGAGAACAAACTGAAATTCATGTAACGTCTGACCGTCAACAAAATCACCGATTGATGGGTCGATCAGTTTATTGAGCCTCGAGTACACGGCGCATGCTTCGCCGAGCAATTCCTTGCCTTTTGACTTCAGCGCCACATTCTCCGCCGCCAGCTGCTTAAACGCTTTAGCCAGCTTCAGGAACTTCTGCTCTCTGATCGACGGCTCGCCTGCGCTCTCCAGGGAGGCGATGAGCTCGTTTACTGCCTGTAGTGTGATAGTCATGCTGATGTTCTCCCGTAAACAGCCAGTACCCGCTTCATCGCCGGGCTTTGCCGACACTCGTTGAAAATCTGATTGGTGCTCTTCCTGCCTGAAATTTCTTCTTCAGTGGCCAGCCGGTAGTAAACCGTCCGCCACACCCGAGCTTCAGCTACCAGCACCCCCTGCTTTGCCAGGATATTTGCAGCCTGGTTGATGCAGGTATGCGTCATCCCGGAAGCCGCGGCGACATCTGGAGAGCTGCAGGTTCTATGCGTTTTCAGGTAGTTCAGAATTGCGTCTTTGCCTGTCATCATTGCCACCTGTTCTCAAGAAGCGCCTGTCCGTTGCGAATGAGCTTGGCCTTATCCTTCTCGCCAATCAGAAATGGCATCGGTTCGCGCTGGAAGCCCGCGCGCATGTTCTGCGCATCATCCATGCCGATCATCACCGTTTCGCACTTGCTGACGCCGGTTATCAGGTAAGAGCGGTAACGCTTTTCGAACTCGCGGGAACGGAACGGCAATTCCTCTTCGCTCATCCCGGCAAATTCAATCCACCCACCCATATCGGCAATGACCGCATGGATGATCGGATCATCAAACACAACGCTGTTGCGGCGCCCATAACTGCAGATTGCCCTGTATGCCTTCGACCAGGCCATCAGCGCTTTGCCGTCTTTGTTGCCTTCGATGTGACGAAGCAGATCCGCAGGCTTGGGGAAAAACTGGCCGTTGTCGGTATCGCGGGTATGACCCTGGAAGGAGCGCATCACATCTTCAACCGGGTATGGCTTGAGGGCATTCCAGTAAATACCCACCATCACCTCGGAAATATCCTTTCCGTAAATCTCACCGATCGCTGCCATGGACTGGGCGAACTTTGGTTTTTCAGAATCGTTCATCAGAAAAGTTCTCCTGAATCAGTGCCGCCAGCCCAGCGCTGGAGGGTTTCAAGGTTGCGAGCCGTTGTGGCTGAGTACTGGCCCTGAGCGATTGCCATTGCGTGAGCATCACCAGCCATGTCCCGAAGTTTTTCGACCTGAGCAGCGTCTCGCAGGAGCGTATCAATGCCGTCATAGCGCTTTCTGGAAGGATTCTTGCCCATAAGCCACGGATCGCCTTTTGCGCCAGTTATGGCCCGGCACAGCTCGTCCACAGTGAAGCCTTCCGCTAGTCGCGCCTTGATGCGCTTGCGGCGTTTGTCGTCGAGTTTTGCTGACGGGTGGTCATGTTCTTTCTGCCAGTGGGTGAAAACCAGTCTTACAGGGTCGGTCTTCGGCTGTTCCTGAATAACCGGATCGGAATCTGGTTTTCCACACTCGTCCCCAGCGGGGACTATAGGGGTTAGATCTGTTTTTATATTTGTCTTTGAAAGAATGTCTTTGGTGTTCCCTGTTTCCGGGGATGCCTCTCCCTGTTTTTGGGGATGGTTATCCCTGTTTTCAGGGATGGTTGGCGCGGCTATTCTGCTATCCCTAATTTCAGGGATGGTGATAACCTGCGTTTCAACTTCAGCGACCGGAAAACTCACCGGACATTTGGGGCATTTCGGTTTGGTATAAGCCCATGTATCCAGACAGGTGTTGATCCCGATGTAGCGTGTTTGTCCAATCCTGCGAACCTTGATGATGTTGCGATAAGCAAGGCTGAGAACCGCTTCAGAAACATGCTTAACTGCCAGCCTGGTTTTGTCAGCTATGAGGCTGTTAGCGATCCGGTCTTCTTTTTTCGACCAGCCATACGTCAGGCGAACAATTGCATTCAGCACGCGGAATTCGCGCCCCGAAAGCTCCACTACACACAAGGCATCCTGAATCTGGTTAGCAAGGCGCAGGTAGCCATTGTCCAGATCAGCCATGCGACTCTCCTGCTGCGCCGATTGTTGCGCAGGGAATTTGATTACTTTGGCAGTGTTTGCCATACTTACTCCCGTTACTTGGCGTAACACAGTGTCTTGAAAGCCGTAGCCGCTACCAACAGCGCGGCTTTCGCCTTTTTAGAACAGCCCCTGCTGCTTAACGGGCTTTGCCCTTTTCTTTTCGAACTTGTCAGACGGTAATGTCTGCTTCTCGGCCCACAGCTTTGCGTGGCGTAACACATCATCAAAAATCCTCCCCTTGCGACTGGCCTGCGACATGCGCTTGTACATATCGACCGCCTGGTATGCCCCCCCCTGAGCCACTGCCTGGGTGAATCCCTGGCGCATCAGCTCTTCGCGGACGTTCTTCTCAATGAATTCGATGTGGTTCATCAAGCCTCCATCTGCCCTTCTTCGGACTTACGATGAGAAATCAGGATGGCCAGCAGCAGCGACATGTTCGGCAGCAGACTTTCCCGCCAGCGACTCACCGTCGACTTATTCACTCCGGCCACTTTGGCGATATTCGTGGTTCCCAGTTCAGCTATCTGGCTGTGTAACCAGCTTTCTATCCTGCGAGCCTCCACTTTGTTGCGTGTCGTTGAACTCTCCATTTGTGATACTTCCTCTGGTGTTGATTGAAAGGCCGCTGGTCAGGCGGCATGTGATCCACGTTTAATTCGGTCAGGATTCGCGGCTCGGCGCAGCCACTCCGCCGTAAACTGCCCTTTTGATGCGTCAGCCAAGAGCTGTGAATAGTTGGTTTTCTCTGTGTACTCAGTGCGAGGCAATGCCGCGTTCTTTACCCACTTGTGAATAGCAACATTCGACAGACCGCATAAGCGTGCCGCTGCGGTTTGACCACCTACAGCTTCGATTGCAAATTGCATTGGGTTCATAGTGTTCCTCGTTAACTACATTAACTACGAGTTAAGGTTATATCTTAACTGACAGTTATGTCAACTCTAATTGATAATTAACAAATGGTTAAAAAAGACGATTTGAAAGAAGAATTTTCGAAGAGACTCCGCGCTGCATTGCTTGATGCTGGCGTAGGAGGCCGTGGACAGGCTAAAAGGATCCGAGAGGCTATGAAGTCTCAAGGTGTCTCTGTATCTGAGCCAGGGATTTGGAAGTGGCTTAATGCATCAGCAATACCAGACCAAACCAATATCCTTGCCCTTAGTCGTTGGCTTGGGGTTAGACCTGACTGGCTGGAATACGGAAGGAATGAGCCTAAACCTGAGATCCTCAGGGAATCATCCATCCCGCCTGAATCTAAGTGGGGAACCATCAATACATGGGACAAAGACACGCCGCTGCCAGATGATGAGGTTGAAGTGCCATTCTTGAAGGATATTGAATTTGCTTGTGGTGATGGGCGCGTCATCGACGAAGATTACAACGGCTTTAAACTGAGGTTTTCCAAAGCAACACTGCGCAGGGTAGGAGCTAATACCGATGGCACTGGCGTGCTGTGCTTTCCGGCAGTAGGAAACAGTATGGAGCCGTTAATACCAGATGGCGCCACTGTGGCGATTAACTGCAACGATAAACGCATCGTAGACGGGAAAGTCTATGCAGTTAACCAGAACGGCTGGAAGCGGTTGAAAATGCTTTATCGAGTTGGTCCTGATAGGGTAAGCCTGCGCAGCTACAATAGTCAGGAGCATCCTGATGAAGAGCATCCCTTATCAGATATTGAGATCGTTGGTCGTATGTTCTGGTCTTCAATGCTGTGGTAATGCCGCAGACGTACAGGAAGCATGGGTAGTCAGCCAGTGGTCTGATGAAGTGTTTGGGTGATCTAGAAAGACGAAAAATGGCGTTTGCCCGCCACGCTTTAACAAGGAAAATCAAATGGTTAATGAGATAAAGCCAATATCGCCCCGCCAAGGAAATCTTCAATTATTTCCGGTGAAAGAGGTTGAAGTTGAAGGTGTGGCAATGGGTGTTCTTAATGATGGTACACCATATCTCACTGGCCGGGGACTGGCTGAAATGTGTGGCGTTCATCATAGTGTAATTCAGGATATATCTTCTGATTGGGCTGGAGAGCGCCTTAAGCCTCGTGGTAGAAAAATTGACACTATTCTCCTTGATCAGGGTATAGATGTTGAATCACTTTACATACCATCATCAGAAACTAAACGGGACCATTATCCGTACCCTGATTATGTCTGCATGGCAATTCTTGAGTATTATGCATTTGATGCAAGCCAAGCAAACAACGCCACAGCCCTAAGAAATTATCGCCTTTTAGCAAGACAAACACTTCGTGAGTTCATTTTCAGAAGTGTTGGTATCGACCCAAGAAACCCAGTTAGTGGAGCTTGGAAGTGCTTCCAAGAACGGATATTGCTGAACGATAAAATACCAGCTGGATTTTTTAGCGTGTTTCGTGAAATGGTAGATATCACAGTACCTCTAATCAATGCTGGATTTGAGTTGGGCCCAAAAACCGTGCCAGACATTAGCGTTGGAACTCGGTGGGCAAATCACTGGAAGCGTAACAACTTAAGCGAAAAATACGGGGATATACAGAAACACCCTCATGTCTACCCAGACTGGTTTCCGCAGAGTAAGGCGGGAAACTTGCCAGCAAACATTTACCCAGAAGAGGCTCTGGGTGAATTTAGGCGATGGCTGCGTGAGGAGTACGTCCCGAAAGGATTCAAGGAATACCTAGCTGATAAGGTTCAGCAAAAAGTCATCGAAAATACAAAGGCCATTGAGGTCCTAGAAAACCTGCAAAGACCAGAACTTCCAAATAAGAAGCAATGATGCTTAACCCGGCCACCGCGCCGGGTTTTTACTGCCCTACTCTTCCCTCAGCATCAACACATCCAGTGCCAGCTCCACAGCCAGATCTGGCTGGTCCCCCAGCCACAGCACCTGAATTATCTCTATCAGCGCCTCTCTTGATGGCTCGCGCTTCTCAACCAGCAACTGCATAACCGCTATCCCGATAACCTGCGCAATCTGTGGGTGCATCTCTGCGAAAAACTCATCCTCATTCGACATGCCACCCCCCCTTTTTTTTCTGATGTTTTTTTGAGCATAACACATTACAAAAAAACGTTAAAAAAACTAAATCAACCAATAAATCATAACCTTAATAACCAATAATAAATTTATTAACCATTGGTTATTGACTATGAATAACCACTAGTTAATAATCAACTCATCCAAACAACACCGGCAACGCCGGGTAATCGTAACAACGCTCAGCTGGCCGGCTTTAAGGCAAAGGTGAAGAGATGATCCGCGAAGAAGACAAGCCTGCATGGCGTAATTTTTGGTTAAAGGTCGTTCCGTTTTTGGTTGCTGTCCTTTTTTTTAGCTTCGCATGCTGGGGTGGAAAATGAGCAAACAAGGCATTCGTTCACTGATTTACTGCCTGCTGATCTGCGGCGTTATCTGGACAGCGTTGATTATCAAAATTCTGCACGTTACGGGGGTGTTCAATGGCTAACTCAATTCCTAACAACGGACGCGCCGTGATGATGCGCAATCGCCGCACCGGCGCCGCCTGGCTGGTCAGCTTCGACTATCGCGACGGCAGCTACTGGCATGAGCCGCAGGGTAATCTGCGCCACATCCGCCGGCCATACGCTTCACGCAGTATCGAACCGAACCTGGTACCAGCCGGGACGCATTAACCGCGCATATCAGCGCACGAATTTAACTGAGCTATCAGGCAGCCATTACGGTGCCGGGCGTTTCACAACCAAATTTCAGGGGAAGCCATGAGCGAAATAATGGATTTAGTCGTCATCGAGAAAAAGAACGCGATGGCGGTTTTCACCAATAACGACCAGCTCGACCCGCTTATCGAAGCGATCGAAAAAGAGGCTCGCAGCCTGGTGCCGGACGTGACCACCAAAAAAGGCCGTGACGCTATCGCATCCATGGCTCACAAGGTCGCGCGCTCTAAAACCTACATCGACAACGCAGGTAAAGACCTGGTCGCTGAGCTGAAGGCTCTGCCAAAGCAGATTGACGAAAGCCGCCGCGTTGTCCGTGAGCGTCTCGATGCGCTGAAAGATGAAGTGCGTCGCCCGCTGACTGAATGGGAAGCCGAGCAGGAACGCATTAAGGCCGAAGAAGTCATGAACGTACTGCATGCCGAAGCGCTGGCCATGAATGAAGAGTTCGATCGGCAGCTGGCTGCTCGTATTGAGTCTGACCACGAAATGGCCCTGCTGATGAATGACGCTTTCGACCGTGAGCAGGCTGAGAAGAAAGCAGAAGCCGAACGTCAGCGCATTGCCCGCGAAGAAGAGATTAAGCGCCTGGCAGAAGAGAAAGCGAAACGTGAAGCAGCAGAACAGGCACAGCGTGAAATTGACGCCGCAGCCGCCAGAGAGCGCGAAGCGATTTTGGCCAAAGAGCGAGCCGAACGTGAACAGAAAGAAGCAGATGAGCGGGCGGAGCGTGAAAAGCAGGCCGCTGTGGAAGCAGAACGCCGCAAAGCACAGGAAGAAGCCGATCGCATCCGCCGCGAGGCAGAGCAACGCGAACAGGCCCGCCTGGCTGAGGAGAGGCGTAAAGCCGATGAGCAGGCGCGCCGCGAAGCCGACGTTAAGCACCGCAAGGCCGTAGGCGTAGAGGTTGTTAAGGCTCTGATGGCCAATACCAGCCTTACCCGGGGTCAGGCTATCGAGGTGCTCACCGCGGTTAAAGACGGCCGCATTCCTCATACCGGTATCAGTTACTGAGGTGGTTATGAACGCATACCGCGCATACGACGCTATCGAAGAACGGAAATGGGCTGAGCAGTCGCTCACCGAAGAGAAGCAAAAGTGGATTGAAGATCGGGCGCAGGAAATTATCGACGCCCTGCCGAAAGAGCCGTCAGGCATGTTCCGCTTCTCTGTACCGATGGACAAAAGCCCATACGAAGGCCTCCGCAGCGATTCCGCCGGAGAGGCATATAACGATTTCATTTCGGCAGTTGCTTACGCCCAGGCGGAATACGACTGGGATCACCGCACAGGCTGCCCGTTTTAAGGATGCATGAAATGTCTGAATCTAAAACTCACTACCGAAAAGCTTTTGACTCTCCCTATATGAGCAGTGCCGATATCGTTGAACCCACGGTGCTGACGATCGCCCGGGCAACATTAGAAAGCGACAAAACCAAAAAAACTAAAGACGTTTTTAACACCGCTTATTTTGAGGAGCGCGAGTTACGCCCTGGCGAAAAGCTTAAGCCAATGATCCTGAATGCCACCAACAGCAAGATGCTGAAAAGCATTACCGGATCGCCATTCCTTGAGGATTGGGTCGGCGTGAAAGTCACTGTTTACGTCGATAAAAATGTCAGGTTCGGAAAGGAATCGGTTGAAGGTCTCCGTTTAAGCCCGGCGCGCGTTACAAAACCTGTGCTTTCACCGGAAAAAACGCAGGCATGGAATAACGCCAAGGCCGCATTCAGGCGCGATGGCAACCTGGATGCAGTGCTGGCGAGAATGGACATTTCTCCAGAGCATCGCCGCCAACTGGAACAGGAGTGCTCAGCATGATCTGGCATGACGTCGAGCAAAACGGGGAAGAGTGGGATGCTCTTCGCCTGGGGAAGGCTACCGCTTCAAACTTCGGCTTGATTATGGCTAACGATGGCAAGGCGTTTGGTGAGCCAGCCAAGCGTTATGCGCTTCAGTTAGCTCTTGAGCAGATTAAAGGGTGCAAGTCTGAGTTTGGCTTCACAAACGACCATATGGAGCGCGGCCACGAACAGGAGCCAATCGCTCGCATGCTGTACGAAGAGATGAACTTCGTCGACGTGGATAACGGCGGTTTCTTTGATCACGAAACGTATGGGGATAGTCCAGACGGACTCGTAGGCCGGGATGGGTTGATTGAGATTAAGTCGGTAATTGCCGCTACTCACTACGCCACCCTCACCCGCGGCTCCTTCGATCCGGCATACAGATGGCAACTAATCGGCCACCTTGATTGCTCTGGCCGGGATTGGGTTGACTTCATCAGCTACTGCTCTGATTTCCCTGACGGAAAGCAACTCATTGTTTACCGTCTGACAGCCGCTGAGTGCCAATCAGAAATAGCCCGCCTTCGAGCGAGAAGGTGTGAGTTCCTCTCCCTTGTGGCAGAGACCAAGCGAATGATACTGGAGATCGAATGAAACATTACCGCGACGCCATAACCGTAGGAAAAGTGAAGTGCATGTACTCCGTCCTTCATCGTGGCTGGCTAATGCCATCTGGTGAAGTGGTAAGAAACCCGTTAAAGGTTCAGCGGCTGGCCGAAGAGCTGGACACGAAAAGAGGTGCGCAATGACTGATTATGGCGGATCGAAAACTCCAAAAAATGAACGTGACTACTGGCAAACGCCGATTGAAATTTTCAACGCGCTCGACCGCGAGTTTGGCTTCTGGCTGGATGCTGCAGCCTCTGAGAGTAATGCGCTATGCGCTCACTATCTCACTGAGCTGGATGACTCGCTGAACAGCGAATGGACGTCATACGGGGCGATCTGGTGTAACCCGCCCTATTCCGATATCGGCCCGTGGGTGGAAAAGGCTGCTGAGCAATCCCGGGCGCAGTCTCAGGCCGTAGTGATGCTGTTACCCGCTGACATCTCTACTGGCTGGTTTATTTCAGCCATGCAATCAGCTGATGAACTCAGACTCATAACCGGCGGCCGTGTTCAGTTTGTTCCGGCATCCGTTACAGGAAAGCGCCAGAGCAACCCTAAAGGCTCGCTCCTGTTTATCTGGCGCCCGTACATCACCCCGCGACACATCATCACGTCTGTATCGCTGGCTGAGTTAAAGCGGATCGGGAATCTGGAGGCAGCATGAGCAAGGGAACCATTATCTGCCTGTGCGATATCACTGGCGTCATGGCTGAGCCATGGGTCGAAGCAGGTTATCGCGCCGTCCTGGTGGACCCGCAGCACCCTGAGACCTCGATCGACGGCCCTGTTGAGCGCATATCGGCAACCATCCTTGAGGCGATGCCGCGGCTATCTCAGATCATCCGATCTGAGAACGTCGTCATCGTCATCGGCTTCCCGCCATGCACGGACGTTGCTGTTTCCGGTTCCCGCTGGTTCGAGTCCAAGCGCGCCAAAGACCCGCATTTCCAGGGCAAGGCCGCGCTGGTCGCTGAGCAGTGCCGGATGGTTGGCTTGGCGGCCGGCTGCCCGTGGGCATTCGAAAACCCGGTGAGCGTGTTCAGTAGCATCTTCGGCTCGGCCGATTACACGTTCCATCCGTACCAGTTCACTGGGCTGTGCACGGATGACAACTACACGAAGCAGACCTGCCTCTGGACGGGTAATGACTTCAAGGCGCCGGCAGAGAATATGCACCCGATGGTTGAAGCGGCTATCGACGCCGTGAGGCTGGCCTGCGGCCGCATGGTGCCGAAGAAAAAGGCGATCGAAGCCATATCCGGAACGTCCTTTGCCGGATTGGTGACTGACTGGTATCCGGACAACCGAATTCACGAATGCCCACCCAGCGACGAGCGCGCCAATATTCGCAGCGCAACTCCTCTTGGATTTGCAAAGGCCGTTTTCCTTTCGAATGCACCCCATCTCAACAAGAAGAGGGAGGCAGCATGACGCCAGAAGAAAAGAAAAATGCGCTCAGAAGCATCGCACGCAGGGCTAACGATGAGGTTAAGGCACAACGGCGGTCATCTCCCGCTTTAAGTTGCGACGAGATATCACGACCGATCCTCAACGGATGCATGCCGCTGATAAAGCAGCTTGGGTTAACGCCAAGCCATCTCTATGTGGAGATAGGTATTTTGAACGGATATATAAAGGAGCGCTGACATGCCAGAAATCATCGATCAGGCCAACGAGCTGGCAGAGCGCCGGCTGGAAATGACCATCCAGAACATGCGCATCAACCGCAACGCAGTTTCAGCTACTCACTGCCGCGACTGCGGGGAATAGATACCGGCTCGGCGCCGGGAACTGGTGGCGGGTTGTCAGCGCTGCGCTGATTGCCAAGAAGAGTTTGAAGAACGTGGCAAGCATTTGGCTTTAACGAGAGGTGGAAGATGAAACATGAGATGCAACCAGATAGCCTTGTTGATCTGAAATTCATCATGGCGGATACTGGCTTTGGAAAAACCTTCATATACGACCGGATTAAGTCCGGCGATCTCCCCAAAGCCAAACTCATCCACGGCAGAGCGAGGTGGTTATATAGTGACCACTGCAAATTTAGAGAAAAGCTCCTGTCCCGCTCCGATGGGTAA